GAGATTGCCTCTTGTCTCGTGGGCTCGGAGATGTGTATAAGAGACAGGCATATTCGGCCGCAAAAAGCCGCTGGTGGATGCAACCTTCGAGCGCATACACGCCGGGCTGGTGAAGTTCGTCGCCGGTGGCAAAGAGGCGTTCATGGTCAAATACAACTCCATGAGCCAAAGCGGCAAATACGTCGCGCCAGGCATCGACGATCCATGCCCGACGGTTGCGGTGCAGAGCAGGCTCGGCGTGGCAAAGGCGTGTTTCCTTGCCAAGCATTTCAGCGGATCACCGGCCGACCGTGCCATCAGCATCGACGGGCCGGCGCACGCCATCACAACGGTAGATCATCACGCGCTGGTCTCCGGCAACTTTCTGACGGCGTACTATGGTAACGGATACAACTCGCCAGTCGAGGCACCGGGGCCGACCGTAACGACAAAAGACCGGTTCCAACTGGTGCAGCCTCGGTTTCTGAATATGCAATACGGTAACGGAGGAGCGGTATCTGTCGAGGAGCCGGCCGGTACGGTAACGACGACTCCGAAGCACCACCTCGTTACGTGTCGCCTGGCGATCCCCGCCCGCAAGGGTCGCTATCTGCTGAATCCGCAATACACGTCCAAGTGTGGCAGCATCGAAACGCCGTGCTTTACGTTGATCGCCCGCATGGACAAAATATCGCCCTACATCGTCACAACGGAGCGCGAGGGTCAGCAGGTCGCTCCGTTTATCCGCCGCGAGGGCGATACGCTGATCTACGAGGTATATACCACAGACAGCCCGATCGTGGTGCAGATAAAGGAGTTCATGGCGCTGTACGGGCTGGTCGATGTGAAGATGCGAATGTTGAAGATTCCCGAACTGAAACGCATCATGGGTTTCCCCGCCAACTACAAGCTGGTAGGCACACAGGCCGAGCAGAAGAAGTTCATCGGCAACGCTGTTGAGGTTACAATGGCCCGCGTGATCTGCGAAGCACTGGGGCGTATGATTTTGGATTTTGAAAATGCAGCATGATATGAAAAGTATAAATTTATTCGGCCAAGAGGAGCACGTGTTCACGAATCGCGGAAAGTCGCAAAAAGGGCTTTTCAACGATTACGAGGGCTTTGTGGAAAAATTCAAGCCCAAGAAAACGACCGACGACTGCTATACACCTCCAGCGGTGTACGACTATGTTTTGCAATATGTAGCCGATCATTGCGATATCGACGGAATGACCGTTGTCCGCCCGTTCTATCCGGGTGGTGATTACGAGAGCCTGGTCTATCCCGATAATTGCGTGGTGATCGACAACCCGCCCTTTTCGATCATCGCTCAAATTGTCCGGTTCTATCTGAAACGAGGGATCAAGTTTTTCCTGTTTGCCCCGCATCTGACATTGTTCAGCGCTGACCTTGACTGTACACGGATCGTATGCGGCGCCGCTATCGTTTACGAAAACGGGGCAAAAGTAAATACATCTTTTTTGTCCAATATGTTCGGCGAAGCCGGTGTAATAGGTGATCCTGTGCTATATGAGGGGATCGACGCCATTTGCTCGGCGCCGAAAGCGGAATTACCGAAATACAAATACCCGGACTGCGTGCTAATGGTTTCGGATGTAGCGTACATCGTGAAAAACAAGGGTGAGATAAGGATAGACAAGCGGGAAATGCTGCACCGCTCTGCACTCGATGCTCAAAAAAAGCACGGGAAAACGATTTACGGTTCCGGTTTTTTAATCTCACATACCGCCGCCGAAAGAGTTGCCGCCGAAAGAGCAGCGGTGAAAAAAGAGGCTATAGTGTGGGAGTTATCCGAACGAGAGATGCGGATCGTTGAAAAATTAAGCGGGCAATAAATGGAACCAGCCAACCCTTTGCACGCCGAGATACGGCGCCACGTCCGCGAGGTACAACGCACCCGCCGGACTACAAACAGGATGCCCGCCGACGCTCTGGTCATACGCGACGGACTTATGCTGAAAACGCGGTTTTCCCAATCCCTCACCGCTTTTCGTGCCGTATTGGAGGAAATGGTCGCGTTGAGGTTGATAGAGATAGGTCGAACTATAAACGATACCTACGTGCGGGTTATTGAAGATTGATCGATCACCAAATGCAGCAAAAATTATTCTGAAATGGATATGAAAAAACGGATAATACGAGTATTCCCAACCAAGACGAATGCTACGCCAACCGACGAGCTGGTACGTATCCGCGAAACTCCGTCCTTTTTCGACGAAGCGGACGAGGTGCACGTTTCTGTAACGTTCACCTGGGACATACCGATCGCTGAATGGCTGGCGAAACAATGGGAGCCGGTTGCAACGGCAATGGGCCAATCCGACAATCACGATCTGTAACTGTATAAAACACTTTGGTAGATGAAAATAATCGTAACATTTTCCGGAGGAAAGGATAGCCTTGCGGCGCTGTTGTGGGTGCGCGAGCATATTACCAAGAACTTTACCACCGTGTTCTGCGATACGGGTTGGGAGCATCCACTGACCTACGAGTACATCAATCGCATCGCCGACCGGCTAAACCTCGACCTCGTAACGCTCAAGTCGCCCAAGTATGATGGGATGGTCGGTTTGGCCAAGCAGAAAAAGCGTTGGCCGTCCACCCGTGCCCGATTCTGTGCCCAAGAGTTGAAAACCAAGCCGTGCATCGACTATGTGCTCGACAACGTACAGGATAATATGCTGATGATCCAAGGCATACGCGCGGCGGAATCTCCGAACCGTGCGGCTATGTCAAAGCAATGCACGTACTTTAAGTACTATTTCGAGCCATACGGTTATGATAAAGCGGGCAAACCAAAGATGCACACCTATCGCGGTCACGACGTGCGGGTGTTCCGAAAGCAATACGCTGACGATCTACTGCGTCCCGTATTCGATTGGTCGGCGCAGCAGGTGATTGACTACATCCTCTCGGCGGGGCTTGAACCCAATCCGCTCTACACGATGGGCTATAAACGTGTAGGGTGCTGGCCGTGCGTCATGGCGAGCCAGCGGGAATTTCCCGCCAATCTCCGGATCGCATCGAGCAGATTACCACGCTGGAGCATGACCTGAAGTCATCGTTTTTTGGACCGGGTAAAATCCCCGCCCACGCGATTACCAGCGGCGAGAAATATCCGACAATAAACGATGTCGTGCGCTACGTCCAATGGCAGAACGCGACGGGCAGTTTGTTCGACGACGATACGGCGACCAGTTGTATGAGCTTTTACGGATTATGTGAGTAAAAACCTTTCAAAAATGAAATAATCATGGGAAATTTAACACTCAAAGAATTGGGGCGACGCGCATTTGAAACCGCCAAAGCGAAAGGGTTCCACGATGAACCGATCGACATCCCCCGCGCTTTAATGCTGACCGTTTCGGAACTCGCCGAGGCGCTGGAAGCCGATCGTAAGAACAAACGGGCCGACTTATCGGCTTTTTTCGATAAGGAACCCTGTGAAATCTTTCCGTTCCGTGAAAAGTTCGAGGTACACGTTAAAGACACGTTCGAGGACGAGCTGGCCGACGCGACCATTCGCCTGCTTGATTTATCCACCGCACTCGGCATCAATCTCGAAATGCACGTTCTGCTGAAAATGCAGTACAACGAGGGCCGAGGATATAAGCACGGGAAACGCTATTGACTATGTGGAGGCTGACAGACACCAGCGCCATGCCATACGGCAAATACAAGGGGCGTCCCATGTCGGGCGTCCCCGCCGATTACCTGCTATGGCTCCATGAGAACGGCAAATGTTCGGAAAGTGTAGCGCGGTACATTGAGGAGCACAAGCCCGCCATCGAGCAACGCAGGGACACCGAGGCTGCCGATCGGAAGCAGAAGACGGCCGACCGTATGCCATTCGGCAGCTACAAGGGCGAAGTAATAGCGAAAGTCCCTGCCGAGTATCTACTGGCCATGTATGAGAGTGGCAAGTGTCCCGCGAATGTGCAGGAGTATGTCGAGCAGAACATGGCGGAGTTGCATCTGCGGGCCGAAAGAGATGGCAGGTGCAGGAATGCGTTGAAATCAATGTATTTATAATTTTTTTTTGGATTATGAAAAAAAGCGACAAAGACTTGGCGAACGACATCCGACGACGGGCGAACGCGGCTAATGTATCCATTTCGAAGTTGTGCCGCGAGGCCGGCGTATCGCGACAGTGGTATGAGGATCTAAAACGCCGGACGCCCCAGCCGGTGGATTTGTACCTCAAAATCGACGAGAAACTGAAAGAATACGAACGAGGTAAGGCGGCCACCCACACAGCGGACGCTCCCCTGCAATAATCTGACGTTATGGAGATCAAGATCACACAGGAAAAGCGCGACGAGGTAGAGCGAATACAAAACGAGTTTCGCAGCAAGCTATCCCCCAATGAAATATTACGCGGCACAGCGCAAGGCGTCAATAGTGCGCTTACGCGCTCGATACCCCGCATAAACAAGCGGATAAAAGAGCGGTACAATATATCGCAGAAATACCTATCACGCCAGGCGGTAGTGTCACCCAAGGCTAACAGCGGCAGCTTGTACGGTGGCATCAAGATAAACGAAAACCGGCTACCGGTTATCGCATTCAAGCCAAAGCAATCGGGATCCTCGATTTCGGTGGCAATCCACAAGGGCAAGACAACCATGATCCGCCACGCCTTTGTCGCGACCATGTCCAGCGGGCACAAAGGGGTGTTTTCTCGCGGCCGCTATCAAAAACGTATAGGCTTCGTGCCCGGGCGAGAAAAGACGGCCAGCGGTAAGATACGCATCACAGAACTGATGACGGCCTCGCCGTTCACAATGGGCATTTCGCCGGACGTGCGGACGGACGTTGCGGAGTTTATGGGCAACGAGGTAACAGCCCGCGTCCACGGAATACTAACCAGTTGCGTGAACAAAATCGCGGCAAAAAACGGATGACATGAAACGGATAATACAGCACGGAAACAGTAGTAAGATGGCGATATATGTACGGAAATGCCCTTGCGGATGTCAATTTGAGTATGGCGCCGCCGATGTGGATGAAACCTTTTTCGATCCAAGAGATCGCGTAACGATGTGGTATGTAGAATGTCCCGAATGCGGAGATAAAACCGGATTTGAGAAACCCGATCCGGTAAGGTACGAACAAGAATGATTTTATAGGTTCTTCCTGGTCCCTACATCGGGGGTAGTCGGCATCGCGTTTTTTCGCCAGTCAGCAGGAAAAAATTATCATAGCAGGTAGCAAGCAGATACGAATGAAGAAAAAAGCGCCCAAAGGTTGGGTTAAAATATCTGATTTCGAAGAAACAACCGGAATAAGCGCCAAGACCATAACAGCGGCCATAAAGCGCGGATATATACCGGACAATTTCGCGGATGTCGTCGGGACGTCCGCGACTTCGCCGTATTACCTGAACCCACAACAGGCCGCCGTATGCTGGTATAAGTCGCTGAACTCGGCGCACCCCAACCAGCGCAAGGTCCGCAACGCGCTGGCGGGCTACATCAAAACCTTTGATAAAGCGGTGATCGAGCCGGAACCGACGGCCAAGGCTGTGGCAACTGCTACGATGACCTACGAGGACGCCCAATTACAGGAAAAAATCGCCAAAGCCAGGATCGCCGAGCTGGAATTACAGGAAAAAGAGGGTGCGCTGGTGTCGCGCGAGCGCATAAATGCCCAACTTTTCGCCGCCGGCAAGGAATTGCGCGACACATTGCTCGCAATCCCCGACCGAATAACGGACGTGGTTATGGCGGAAGACAATCGGGCAATCGTTCACAACACGATATACGACGCGATCGCCGATGCGTTGCAGAAGCTCGCGGATTTTCAAACAAGAATCGACCAATGACAGCCATTTTCAACGAGATAACCAAGTTTTTCCAGGGCTTACGACCGCTCGACCGGATCACGGTGTCGCAATGGGCGGACAAATACCGGTTTTTGTCGCCGGTCAGCTCTGCCGAATCGGGCCAATACCGGACGAGCCGCACCCCCTACCTGCGCGACATCATGGATTGCTTGAGCGTTCACGACTCGCACCGCAAAATTGTCTTCGTAAAGGCCGCGCAGATCGGAGGAACCGAGGGCGCCAGCAACTTCGTAGGCTATGCTATGCACATCGCGCCGGCGCCCACCATGTTCGTACAGCCGACCGACAAAATGGTCGAACGGTTGTCCAAGGGACGCATCGACCCGCTGATCGAGAATTGCCCCGAACTGAAGCAGCGCGTGGCTCCGGCCAAGAGCCGCGACAGCAACAACACGATCACGCAAAAGAATTTTCCCGGCGGTCTGCTGCTGATGGTCGGCGCCAACAGCGCAGCGGGGTTACGGTCTGTCCCTATCCGGAATTTGATTTTGGACGAGGTGGACGCTTACCCGCAGGACTTGGACGGCGAGGGATCGCCGATCGACTTGGCGATCGCCCGTACTCGAACCTTTCCAAACCATAAAATTTTCATGTTGAGTACGCCCACCATCGAGGGACTTTCGGCAATCGAACGGGAATTTTTGGAAACCGATCAAAACTACTATCATGTCCCGTGCCCGCACTGCGGCGTTATGCAGCCGCTGGTATTCGCAAATCTCAAGTGGGAGGAGGGCAAGCCCCAAACAGCAAAATACAAGTGCAACCATTGCGGCGAATTGATCGCCGAGCGGCACAAGATCACCATGTTAGCAAACGGCCAGTGGGTACCCGCCAAGCCGGAAAATGTAAATCACGATGTGATTGGCTTCCATCTTAATAGTCTCTATTCGCCCTACGGGTGGCATAGCTGGGAACAGATCGCGCGAGATTTCATTGCGGCCAAGGAGAACCCGAGCAAATTAAAGGTTTTCGTGAATACAACCCTCGGGCAGACGTGGGCGGAAAAGGGCGAGGCGCCGCCGTACAAAAATCTTTACAACCGCCGCGAGCAGTACAAAACCAACCATGTGCCCGCCGATGTGTGCTTCCTCACCGCCGGTGTCGATGTACAGCGCGACCGCCTGGAGTTAGAGATTGTCGGCTGGTGTGCCGACAAACGCAGCTATTCGATCGACTACCGCGTAATCGAGGGGGACACGGCCGGAACCGCCGTATGGGACGATTTGGCAGCCGTCGTGGGTGAACGGTGGCCGCGCAAGGACGGGATGGAGTTTCCTATCCGAATGATGGCGGTGGATACCGGCTACAACACGACGCACGTCCATACCTTTTGCCGCCGGTTCGTCGGTGATCGCGTCATACCGATCAAGGGTCAGGATCACCTCGGCATGGCGTTTTCACCACCCAAGCAGGTGGACATCACCAAGGCGGGTAAAAAGGTCGGAAAGATGCGCCAGTGGAATATCGGCGTGTCATTCCTCAAAACGGAGTTATACGCCCACCTGCGGCTGGAAAAGGACGAGAACGGCATCCCTCCGCCGAACTATTGCCATTTTCCCGAATATGACGAACACTATTTCCGTGGCCTTACCGCCGAGGAGCAGGTTGTCAAGGTGGTGCGGGGGTACCGAAAGTTGCAATGGGTGAAGCGGTACGAGCGCAACGAACCGCTTGACTGTCGTGTCTATGCTCGGGCTGCTGCGGCTATCCTCGGGCTGGATCGGTTGAACCCACAGCGTTTGGCGCAGATGGGTGGTGCAACCGCCAAAAAGAGAGACGCTCGTAACGACGAAAGCACCGGGCGCCGTCGAGGTGGCAGTTTTTGGGATGATTGATATACCGAGATGTCGGTATATTTAGAAAAGGTTTACCGAGAACTCGGTAAACCTTTTCGCGTGGTATTGTGAATGTAAAACACCTCTCATAAATTCGTTGCAAATCGTTACGCTGCCATGTCTTTTACAATCGAACAATATACCGCGCTCAAGGAGGCCATCGCCACCGGTGCGACAACCATAACCTACGGCGACAAAACCGTGAGCTATCGGTCGCTTGCCGAGATGAAAGATTTGGTTCGAATGATTGAGGAGGAGTTGTTTCCGGAACGCCGCTTGCGCCGTCGTCGCCTCGCTTGTATTGACCGAGGCTATTTCAGCAAAAGATGAGAATTTCATTTGAAATATCGCGTAGCCGTAAAAAACGGGCCTATGAGGCGGCCGACAAAGGCCGTCGCGGCAAGGCGTTCCGGTTGGCAAAGTCCACGAGTGTCAATAGCGAAGTATCGGCCGCGCTGGTTACGTTGCGGGATCGTTCCCGTAATATGGTCCGTAACAACGGATGGGCGCGGCGGGCTGTCGAAGCGATCACCAAGCACACGATCGGCGATGGCATCCAGCCGGCGCCTGACGCCGATTTGGCAACTTGCCAACTCGTAAAACGACTTTGGAGCAAATGGGCCAATTCGACCGCCTGCGACTGGTATGGCAAAACGACATTTTACGGGTTGCAGGAATTAGCGATGCGGTCCATCGCTGAGAGTGGCGAAGTGTTGATTTTGAGACGCTGGGTCATGCCCGACGACAACAACCCGCTACCGCTCCAGTTGCAAGTTTTGGAGGGCGACCAGCTCGACCACACCCGAAATGGCAGCAACGATATGGGTTATTGTCGGCTTGGGGTTCAATTCAGCAAAGAGGGGCGCCTGCTCGGTTACTGGCTTTTTGATTACCACCCCGGCGACAGCTTTATCGTTGCACCGGCGCTTGCCAGCAAGTTTTACCCCAAGGAGGATGTGCTACATGCTTTCGAGGTGTTGCGGCCTGGACAGGTCCGAGGCTTGCCGATCGGAGTGTCGGCGTTTATGAAAACGAGCGATTTTTCCGACTACGAGGATGCCCAGCTCGTAAAGCAAAAGGTGGCCGCGTGCTTCGCCGCATTTGTATTGGGGTCGGAAGATGACGGTGGCGAGGATGGTGCGATAGGTATCGAGCGCTTGGAGCCTGGCATCGTCGAACACCTCGGAGCTGCCGAATCGGTAGAGTTCGCCAATCCGCCCAGCGTGTCCGATTACGATGCTTACGCCAGCCGCATATTGCAGGGAATGGCCGCTGGCTATGGCATCACCTACGAAATGCTGACGATGGATTATAGCCGTGTGAATTTTACCTCGGGGCGCATGGCGAAAATCGACGTTACGGCCAACTTCAAAAGCTGGCAGTATTTTATGATCGTACCGCAGATTTGTGCCCCCGTGTGGAATTGGTTTATCAGCGCGTGTATGATCAAGGGAGAGTTGTCCCGATATATATCCGCCGACTGGACGGCACCTCGCATTCAGCAGCTCGATCCGCAGCGCGAGACCGCCGCACAGGTCGATAGGATCAAGGCCGGTCTTGCGACGATCAGCGAGACGATCCGAGAGATGGGGCGCGAACCCGAGGAGTTTTTCAAAGAATATAAACAGGACATCGACCGGCTGGCCGAGTTGGGTATTACCATTGACAGCGTGAATACCGCCGCTACGGTCGTCCAAAAAGAAAATAGCAATGGCAAAACAGGAAACGAATAACCGCACCATGGGCGTGCTGTACGGGCGGGCGCTCGTGCAGCCTACGACCATCGACCAGGAGGCCCGCGAGGTAGATGTCGTTTGCGCGACCGAAAAAATGGTTACGCGCTTCAGCTGGGACGAAGACTACGACGAAATGCTGGTCTGCGAAGCATCCGCCGTTCGAATGGACCGCGCAAATCAGGGGCTTCCGCTTTTGGACTGTCATAATTCGTACTCGGTGCACAGCCAAGTCGGTCGCACGGTCAAGGTGTGGATCAACGAATCGCGCCAGCTTTGCGCTCGCGTTCGTTTCTCCAGCCGTCCCGAGGTGGCCGGACTGTTCCAGGATGTGGTGGACGGGATCGTCAAAGGGATCTCGGTCGGCTACGAAATCTACAAGTTCGAGCGCGAGGAGCGCCCAAACGGTGCACGGCCTATCTACCGGGCTACCGACTGGATGCCGATCGAAATTTCCCTCGCTCCAGTACCCGCCGACATCGACAGCGGCATCCGCACAGGACAACAGCAGCATCCGGTCGAAATCATAAACAAACGAATCACAAATACCACCACCAACATGAAAAAAACGAGAGCAACAGAAACAGGTAAGACCATGGAGTACGTCGTCGAGGGCGATCCCGTAAAGCAGGGAGACATCGTAACCGTTGATGGCGTTAAGGGCGTTGCCCTTTCCGATGGCGAAGTGGGCGATACCATTACACTCACACTGATTGAGGAAGAGGTCACGCCGACTGACTCCGACGAAGCCAAAACGAACGAGGATGTAGTTGCAGCGGCCGAGGATGCAGCAGCCGCAGCCGAGGATGCAGCCGCAGCTGCTAAAGATGCCGCAGCTGCGGTAACTGAAGCTACCGGAGGAACGGAACAGACAGAAGAGAACCGCAAGCGAACGCAAGCGATCCAGCAAATGGCCCGTGCCGCTGGCCTTTCCGCCGATTACGCGCTGGCACTGGTCGGTACCGATCTTACCGTGGAGCAGTGCAGCACCGCGATTATGCGACGGCTGGCTAAACGAAGTCAGGAAAACGGCGTGAACGGTAACCATAGTGTCCGTGCGACCGGCTTGGATGCTGGCACCAAGAAGCGTATGGCCGTGGAGAACGCACTGCTGCACCGCATTTATCCGTCCAAGTTCTCGTTGGACGCCGGCGCCCGCGAATTTCGCGGCATGACCATGGTAGAGATCGGGCGCGAACTGTTGTCCGAGCGCGGTATCAACACCCGAGGCTTGGATCGTTCCGAAGTGGCCAAAATGGTTTTCAACCGTGCGCACAGCACCAGCGACTTTCCGCTGTTGTTCGAGGGTGTGATCAACAAGATGTTGCGGGCACAGTATGAGTTCGCACCGGAGTTTTGGGACAAAATCGCCCGACAGACCAGCGTGGACGATTTCCGTGCACGCGGTCTTTACTCGGCCGGTGTCGCCAATGGCATGAAGAAGATCCCCGAGGGTGGAGAAATCAAGTACACAACGCTTAAGGAAAGCAAGGAGCAGATCCGCGTCGAGACGTTCGGCGAGGGCATCAGTTACACCCGGCAGGCGTTCATCAACGATGATTTGGGCGTGTTCTCGATCATCCCGTCGGCATTCGTCCGCCATTGGGATATGCTCCGTGGAAACCTCGTGTGGGGTCTGCTGACCGACAACGTGAAGATGTCCGACGGCAAGGGGATTTTCGATGCTACCCACGGCAACCTCCTCACGGGTGCCAGCAGCGCATTAAGCGAGGAGAGTCTTGCGGCGGCAAAGACGGCGATGATGAAGCAGAAAGACATCGCGGGACAGATTATTCGCATGGTGCCACGTTACCTCATTGTGTCACCTGAGAACGAGATGATGGCCAAAAAACTGGTAACAGCGACAACGCCCGTCAAGTTCGAGGACGTGAACGTTTTCGCCGGTGCGTTCGACGTGATCGTCGAGCCGCGATTGACCGATCCAAAAGCTTGGTATCTGATGGCCGACCCGTATGCAGTGGATAGTCTCTACTACGCATACCTGGAGGGCAACGAGGGTCTGCGTGTGGACAGCACAGAGGAGTTCAAAACCGACTCCATGGACTATGCCGTCCGTGGCGATTTCGGTGCTGCGGCGATCGACTATCGTGGCATCGTGAAAGCAGCGGGGAAATAGCGTAACGGCAAACTTCCCGCAGGGGCGGAATTTATCGTGCCTGCCCCTATTTTAAGCAAAAACTAAAAATACAGAGCAATGAAAAACTTCATCCAGGATGGTAAGACCATCGAGTATAAAGTCGCAGAAACTGCGATCAAGAGCGGTGATGTACGCGTAATCGGTGACGTCGCTGGTGTTGCCGTTACTGACGGCGCCGTGGACGAAACCGTCGTGTTGAACGTTACGGGCGTGTACGAATTGGCCAAAGGTACCGGTGCAATCACGCAGGGCCAAAAGGTGTATGCTGCTGCCGACGGTTCCGGTATTGTGGCAACGGCCGAGGATAACAAGGCTGTCGGATGCGCTTGGGAGGCTGCCGACGCAGGCGATACCACGGTGTTGGTCAAGTTGAACGTATAACCTCCGAGCGTATGAACAACCGATTTGACAGGATGGCCAAAATAGCATCTTCGACCATTTCCAACCTTATGGGCGAACCCGCTGTTTGGCTATCCCCAAATCGGGGAAATATTCCCGGACGGGCGTTGTTCAAGGACCCGAGCGAACCCACGCAGATCGGAGACTCCGAGGGCTACGAATATAGACCGAGCACGGCCACCGCAGAGTATTACGAAGGTAATTTCGTCGGGCTGAAGCAAGCCGTGGATGCCGAAACGACCGAATACCTCGAAATACGTGGAAAACGGTATTTGATTACTGCGGTGGACACCAAATTTGACGGAAAAACCTATGTGGCGCATTTGACACCGCACGCCGAAAGCGAAGAATAGATCATGGAGCAACCAATGACAACCAAGGCAGACGCCAGCATGTCCCCTTACGAAAGGTATGAGGACGAGCTGGTCACGTTGTTGCAGATGCCGGGTGTCGATGTCAAGCCGTTACCCAAGATCGAGGCTCTGGAGTTGCCGCGTCAGACCGAGAAACCGCAGATTTTCGTGCTGGTAAACGGTACGGAGTTCGCCGAACGCGAGGAGTTGGCCGTCGTGGCTCAACTGGGAACCGTTCAATGCGAACTATTCATCCGCGCGAAAAACCGGCGGGGAAAACTGGGTCTTTTTGATGTTTACGAGGCGGCGAAATCCCGTCTTTTGGGGCATCGGATGCTGGGTGCGAAAACACCCATTTACTTTAATTCGTTCGGCTATGTTTCGGGCCTGCACAACTATTGGCAATATGCGCTTACATTTTCATTTGCAGCCTATACTGTCGAAGCAGACCGCCCCGATAGTGTGCCGACGATCAAGGAAATCAAAAACGAATTTACTGAAAAATGAAAAAGTACGAGGTAGTAAGTCCTTACGTTGTTTTCAGCGTTAAGGCCGGCGCAGGTCGAAAGGAGTACGCGTTGAAAAAAGACGATGCCGTCGAGTTGCCAGAGAATGACATCGCGGTTCGTGCGATGGTAGCCCGCCGCCAAATCAAAGAGGTGGCTGCGACAACTGTCGAACCGGCTGACAGCAAAAAGAAATAGCCGGATAAATACAAACCACGCCGGAAACGGTATAACAATTTTATGACATGGCAGATTTTTTACATGGTATAGAGCACATCAACGTCACCAGCGACACGGTGCCCGTGAACGACATCGTTACGGCGGTTATCGGGCTGGTGGGTACAGCGGATAAGGGCGACACTAACGTCCTCACGTTGTGCAAGAGCGCGGCGGACGATGCCGCATTCGGTACAAAAGGAACCATCCCCGAAGCACTTAAGGCGATCCGCATGCAAGACAGCACTGCCGGCAGCGCCTTGGTGTTTGTCGTCAAAGTAAAGGATGCCACCGCCGAGATCACCGGCGCCGACATTGTGGGTACGGTTTCCGAAACGGGTGAGCGTACAGGTCTTAAACTGTTTGAGACCGCAGGAAACAAATACGGCTTTGAACCGATGATCTACATCGCACCGCGATATTCCGCATTGGATGCAGTGAAGCAGGAGTTGATTGTCATTACTGAGAAAACCGAGGCGATGGCATATATTGACACACCCGACGGCTGGGGCTTCAACCAAGCCATTGAGTCGCGCGGTGCGGAGGGTGACTTTGCCACACTCAAAGCCGGGCAAAAGCTTCTTTTCCCGCATGTCCTTGTTGCGAACCCGGAATATAACCCGGATGTCGAGGACCCAGGGGAAAGATACCTCACGCTCCCGGTGTCAGCTTACGCGGCGGGTTTGCGGGCCAAAGTCGATTTAACAGAAGGATGGCATGTGTCATCGTCGAACCACGCCTACACGGGGATCGAGGGTACCGACGTGCCCATCACGTTCGCGCTCTCAGATAAAACATGTGAGGCCAACCTGCTGAACGCACAAGGCATCACGACAGTTGTTAATATGTACGGCAACGGCATTGTGGAATGGGGAAACTACACCGCAGCGTTCCCCAGCACCACCACTCCCGACGCGTTCGAGTGCGTTCGCCGGTCACTGATGATCATGAAGCGTTCGATCACGATGGCCTGCGCCCAGTTTATCGATGTTAAGCAGGTAAAACAGGCCGACATCGACCTGGTTCGCAACATCGTGAACCAGTACTACAACCGGCTGACAGCCGAAGGTAAGATCGTTTACGGGCAGTGCTTTTTCGACCCTGCGAAGAATCCGGCCACCGAGTTGGCACAGGGATACGTCACGTTTTCCAACGAGTGGACGCCCGCCGTGCCTATGCAGCGCATGACGTTCGACCACAAAATCGACATTAACAAACTCTCAACCATCGAATAGCCATGAATATCGCAAAAGTTTACGACGCAAACGTCTATGTGAACAATGCCAGCAAGCACGGGCTGGCGTCGGAGATCACCGCCCCGACCATTACGGCCCTTATGACCGATTACAAGGCTATGGGCATGATTGGTTCGGCCGAGTTTTTCAACGGGTTCGATAAACTCGAAACGACGATCAAATGGACGTATCCGGACAACGAGGCGCAGAAAGCTTTCGGAAATTTCCTCAAGCCCGTGGACCTGATGATCCGTTCCAGCAAAGCGGAATACGACAACACGGGAATCACGGAGGAGAAGCCCATCGTGATGTACATACGCGGGTACTCCAAGACACTCCCCGGTGGCGCGTTCAAGGCCAAGGAGGACACCGAACTGGAGTCCACCGTTTCCGTCCAGTATTATAAGTTGGAAATAGACGGTGAGGAGATCGTCGAAATCGACGTAATCAATAACATCTACAAAGTCGGCGGCGAGGACTTGCTGGCTGAACGTAGGCAAAACCTTGGATTGTAATGGGACAGCAAGCACTGAATCGCAAGCCGAATTTGTCAGTTCGGCGGCGGCTCCAGCTCGACGCCAACACCGAGATCGCTGAGATTGGTATCACGGTACGCAAGCAGATGGAGCTAACCAACAACAAGAGCCTGACGGACGTCGAGCGCGGCATGCACCTGATGGCCGCCAAAATTCTCGTAAACGGTCAGCCGATCGTTTACGACGATCTGATGGACGGCTTCACTACCGAGGAGATGGATAAGATCACCGAGTTCCTTTTCCCCGACGCAAAAAAAGAGGTAGAAAGGGACATCTCAAAAAACGGATAAGGTCCGACGCTGGCGCAAGGGTGCTAATCAGACAAATCCCACATGCGGATATTGTTTTTTTAGCACACTTCACCGGCGGCGGAATAGATGGCGTTCTCGATCTGATCGTGGAAGATTATTTTGCCTACTTGGACCGCGCAGTCGAGATTTACGAAAAAGAGATCACAACACCCCGCCGGGTGGTATTATCCGGCATCGAAAAGCGATAACGACACATGGCAGCCAACACTCTGAAATTAGCGTTCATTTTGTCTGCAACGGATAAAATGAGCCGCATTATAGACGAGGCCGTCAAAAAATCGACGGACAAACTTTCTGCATTCGAGCGTACCACAAGCAAAATAGGTCGCTCAATGACGAAAGCAGGAACCGTCATGCTGGGCGCGAGCGCAGCCGTCGGAGGTAGTATTTTGGCCGTTGGAAAATCGACAGCCGATTACGCCGGTGATATGTACGATATGGCCCGGGGAGCCGGGATCGGTGTAGAGGCATTCCAAAAACTTGCGTATGCCGGTAGGATGTCAGGGGTCGAAACTGAAAAATTGTCCGCGTCGTTAGTGAAGTTCGACAGAATGGTCGCCGAAGCTACCGGCGGAAATAAGACGTACATGCAGACGTTCGAGGATCTCGGTATCAAAATCAAAGACAGTGCGGGTAATCTCCGCCAGCCGAACGAGATTTTCGAGGATGTAGCCGATATTTTTCATAATACCGAAGACGGCATCGGAAAGACCGCTTTGGCGGTTGAATTGTTCGGCAAGTCGGGTGCCGATCTGATCCCTATGCTGAACGATGGCAAGGCCGGTCTAAAAGCGTTTTACGCCGAAGCCGAGCGTTTGGGACTTGCGTTAAGTAACGAGATGATTGCCAAGGGCGACGCATTTAGCGACCAACTCGAAAATATCGGAGAGCAGGTCAAAGGCGTTAAGTTACAGTTAGGTGCAGCACTGATCCCAGCATTGTCGGCGGCAACCGAAAAAATATCAAAGGTTATCGATAAGATAACAAAATGGGTACAGGAAAATCCCGAACTGGCCGCCACAATCGGCAATATAGCGATGACCACGGGTAAATGGATCGCTATATTAGGCACGGCTGCCATTGCGATCGGTAGCGTGACGTTCATCGTCGGGCAGTTCGGTAAGGTATTCCGAATAGTGTCTGATTCCATAAAAATTGGTACCAAAATCGTCAGCGAGTACAAAAACGGCATGTTGTTGTTTCGTATGCAATATGCGTTATTCTCCGTTTGGTCGAAGATCGCCGCCGCCGGCCAGTGGGTATTTAATACATCCTTGTACGGGTGTCCAGTGGTGTGGATTGTCGCCGGTATCATGGCGATTATCGCAGCCGTGGTATTGTTGGTCAAGTACTGGGACGAGGTGGCCGCATGGTTTAAAAAGTTGTGGGACGCTATCGTCGGGATATTCAAAGCAGCGTGGGAAGCGATCAAAAAGGTGTGGAGCACTGTAACGGGCTGGTTCTCGAACTTGTGGGGCAGGATCAAGGCCGGTGCGGGGAAAGCTTGGGATGGCATCAAAAATACCATCAGCAAGGCCCGCGAGGGAGTGCAAAAGGCATGGGGATCAGTGAAAGGCTGGTTCTCTAACCTTTGGGGTAACGTCAAGAGCGGCATTTCGAACGCATGGGGAGGGATCAAAGACTGGTTCAGCAACCTGCAACCCGTCGAATGGATGCGCGGCGCGTGGGAGAATGTGGGGACGTTCTTCGAGAACCTCGGCCCCCGCTTTTATGAGTGGGGCAAAAACCTATTGCAAGGGCTTTGGAATGGAATAACCTCTATGGTCGATAAGATTGTCGAGGGAATGAAGAATATCGGCCGTAGGATTGCCAACGGCTTCAAGTCTATTCTCGGTATCAATTCCCCATCCCGTTTGTTCGCCGAATATGGTCTGAATATCACGCAGGGGCTGGTCGTTGGCCTTGATCGAGGGGGTGCAATCGTCGAAAATGCTACCGAGGGCGTGGCCATGCAAGCGACCCGTGGAATCACGCAGTCGATGCAATCCAGCACGGTGAATACCTCGACCATTGTAGGCGGCGGGAATACCGGCCCGTCCATTACCTATGCCCCGCAGATCACATTCGCCGGATCGACTACGCAGGAGGTGCGGGACGAGTTCGGAAAAATGCTGAAGCAGCATGCGAACGAGATCATGGAACTGATTCGTAAATATGAAGAAAACAAGACACGTTTGTCCTTTGCGTAATAGCTGGCACCCATGTTTGCACAACTCGGAGATCACATATTTCAAGGGCTGAAAACTCCCGTATCGACCAGCGAGGCAGATGCCGTAAAATACGGCCAAATCCCTCGTGTCAATGACAAAGACGCCATCCAGCCGACTGGTGCCGAGCTGCGGGAGTTGAGCCTGACAATCACATATTCATCAGAATTTTGTGATCCGCAGGCCGAGATATATGCGTTGAAAGCGTCGATGCACGCTTTCGAGGTGCTGCCGTACATTACCGGAGACGGGCGAATTGTCGGGAAATTCGTTATTACGAGCTTGGACATCGCCAACCAGCAGTGCGCGGCGGATGGATGGGTGGAGCTGGCAACCGTCACCGTGAATTTGCTGGAGAGTCCCGGCGAAGAGGAAGCAGCCCCGACAGGGCGGGCGCTGAGTAGTCAGAAGCCGATCGCGGTGGCGCCTGTTGCGTCGGCTCCAAGCCCCGCCACAGGTATAACCAACGACGTGTCCGCAGCCAAGGAAAAGGTTAGCGGAATGAAGCAGTCGATTGCTAAGGTGAAAAGCAGGACCACCAGCCTTAAGCGCGGGGTGCGCGAGGTCCAGCAACTGGCCGCCGATGCGCAAGGACTCTATGCGTCGGCCAAAACGAAAGTCGCGGCAACAAAGAAAATAATCGATCGCGCTGGCGACTTGCCCACATCATTGGACGAAGCGATTGCATATGCCAGCAACCTCGCAAAAATCGACAACGTGGTGGATGTGTCGGTGCTGGAGATGAATGTCGGGCAGTTGTCCGACAGCGCGGAAAAAGTAACGACCAGCGCCACGCCGGTAGCGGGGTTCGCAGGAACAAAAGAGGGAGGCAATTAAATGTCAAGTTTCAACTATACGACCGTTGAGGGAGACCGGATCGATCTGCTCGCTGCCAAGTTTTACGGCAGTATGGACGGGATCGCCATCATATCGGATGCCAACCCGCTCATACCGCTTACGGCGGTCTTCCCGCTGGGCACGGTGCTGGTGATCCCGATCGTCGAAGACAGCGATATGCACGTAAATACAGACCTGCCGCCATGGAAACGTTAGAGAAAGTCATTGCGAAAATCACCGTCAATGGTAAGAACGTAACCGCCGACGTGTCGCCCTATCTCTCCCGATTGTCGTATGCAGACAAAGAGGAGGCGGAAAGTGACGATTTGACGCTGACGTTCGAAGATACCACTGACCATTGGAAAAACGGATGGTATCCCGAGCAAGGCGACACGCTGGAGGTGTCGATCGGCACGCCCGACGCTCCGCTGGATTGTGGACTCTTTGAGATAGACGAGATCGGGCTGGAGTTCCCGCCCGATACGGTTGCAATCAAAGCTATCGGTGCCGCTATATCCAAGGCGCTGCGCTCGAAGAACAGCAAGGCGTTCGAAAAGCAGTCGTTGAAGCAGATCGCCCAATACTTTGCGACGAAGCACGGGCTGAAGCTCGTGGGCAATGTCAGCGACCTGCAAAAGATAGAAGTCGAGCGCAAGACGCAGGAGAAGCAGACAGACCTCGCATTTTTAAGCAGGCTGGCCAGAGAGTACGGGATCGTATTTTCCGTTCGTGGCGATCAACTTGTGTTTATGGACACCGAGGAACTGGAGTCTCAGCCCGTGGTGATGACCATTCACAAAAACGAATTGAGCCGGGCGTCGTTCACTGACAAAACGAGCCAAGTATTTGGCGGGGCTGTCGTGGCGACCCGCAATATGAAGACCAACAGCGTCCGGCGATGGAAGATCGAGCCGTCAGACCAAGAGGGAGGCAAGGGCACATTGTCGAAAGACACGTGGCAGGGAGACGTTACGGTAGAGAACGAGACGCAGGCCCAAGCCAAGGCCAAGGGTGCGTTGAAAGAAAAAAACAAGGACAAAATAACGGGGAGCATCACCGTTGCGGGGAATGTCAAGCTGGTAGCGGGGATCAATATCGAGCTGACTGGCATCGGCAAGTTTTCCGGAAAGTGGCATGTGGTATCGTCGGCTCATGACCTCGATAATTCAAGCGGGTACGTAACCACGGCGACAATTAGAAAAATAGAGGTATAGGTATGTTTCGGCTGGGTATAATATCAGAGATCGGCGAGGGTGAGAACCTGGGCTATGCGCGTGTTTCGTTCGACGAGAACGAGATCGTTTCCGGCTGGCTGGCCATCCCGTCTATGGCTACCTACAAAACGAAGCACTGGATACCGGTCGAGGTAAATGCGCAAGTGCTGTGTTCAATGGACGAGAATTGCGAGCAGGGCGCCATTGTATTGGTACTTTGGAGCGATACGGACACACCACCCGACTGGGCTGGACCTGACACTATGGGCGTAAAATACGCTGACGGCGCCGAGGTGTTCTATGATGCCAAGGCGCATAAGTTGAGCGTGAACGCACCGGATTCCGAGCTGTCGATCGCGTGCAAAAAATTGAACGTCGAGGGTGAGGTGAACATCACGGGCGACACCACTGTTACCGGGGAGATCACCGCCAGCGTTGAAGTTACCGCCGGAACGCAGAAAATAAAATTAACAACACACAAGCACCCGACCAGTACAGGCGTGTCGGGACCGCCAACACCATAAGCGTATGCCCGTACAGAAATCAGCATTGAAAGCGGCGATCAAGGCCGCCATGCTCGCCGAACGAGACAAAACAGATAACCCCGAGGCGTCCGCCGATCGTATCGCCGAGTCCATCACGAACGCGGTGGCTGCCGCGATCGTCGAGGGGGTAAATACCGCCGTGATCACGCTGGCGAATACCGCCGGCCCAGTAACGGGAACCATAACCGCAAGCGCCGTATGATTGCACCGAACGACACACGAAACTGGCAGGTCAGCATGGACGATCCGGCGGCGATCGTCGAGGGGGTGGATGATATTGTACAGTCCATCAATATCATCCTGACGACCATCCCGGGCAGCGATCCATTGCGCCCGGAGTTCGGCAGCAACGTGTACCAATATTTAGATAAACCCCTGCCATCGGTGTTGGGAAAAATCATCTACGAAGCGACCACGGCCATCGGCCGGTGGGAAAAGCGCCTCGATGTAACCCGCATTTCCGCGAGCCGTAACGATGCCGCCCACACAGTTTTTAAGATCGAGGGCACGGTGGTAGGATCGGCAGAACAGATAACGATAACAACGATCATATAATGGCTATTGACAACAATATCCCAACATTCGTGGAACGTGATCCCGCCGTAATCATGGCGGAGAGCAAGGCAAAGCTGGAGGAGCTGTTGGGGCGTGAATTGCAACCTGCCCAAGTCGAGCAGTTGATCCTCAATTTCGTGGTGTTCCGCGAAACGCTACTTGTGAACCGCTTTAATGCGGGTATGCGGCAAATGCTCTACCAGTTCAGCACCGCGCCAATCCTCGATTACATCGCGGGTTTGGTGGCCGTCGAGCGTTTGCCGGCGGCCAGTGCTGGGTGTACCGTCCGCTTCACTCTTGTTGCAGGGCACGGCTCCGTTTTGATTCCCGAGGGAACCCGCGTATCGAGCAGCGACGGTTTGGCGATATTCCGCACGATCGACGACGCCATAATCGCCCCCGCCACTATGACCGTAGAACTGTCCGTTTTGGCCGACGTTGCGGGCAAGGTGGGGAATGGTTATGCCGTCGGTACGATTAACAAAATACTGGACCCGCTGGCGTTCGTATCGACGGTAGAAAATATCGACGTCACGGGCGGAGGTTCCGATGTGGAGAGCGACGCGCAGCTCCGTGAGCGCATCAAACTGGCGCCATCGCAATATTCATCGGCAGGATCTCGGTCGAGTTACAAGTTTTACGCGAAAAGTGCCAACGCCATGATTACCGACGTGTCCGTGTCTTCGCCGGTACCCGGTAGTGTGTTGATCGTTCCACTGACGAATGAAGAGGAAACGCCCGCGCAGGTGATTACGGATGTGTACAACGTGTGCAACGCTGAGAATGTGCGGCCGCTCACGGACACGGTAATCGTATCGGCGCCGGAGCGCGAGGATTATGCGCTCATGGTGGACGTGGTGCTGTACGACGGCGCCGATGCCGCGACCGAGCGGGCAAGTATCACCAGCGCCTTGGAAGATTTTGCCAAGGAGAAGCGGGCAAAGCTCGGTTTGGACATCATACGGTCGCACATTGCCCAAGCGTGCCGGTTGTCCAGCGTGTACGACGTTACGGTCGTCGCGCCGGCCGCAAACCTGATCATATCGGACGAACAATTTCCAAATTGCACGGGAATAACCGTGAACGTAACAGGATTTAGCCGTGGATGACAAAAACGTCATAGCAAGCGCGATCAGCGACAACGAACTGGCACGGGCCTTTTCGGAAATGGTGGCCGACCGATGGGACAACTGGGACCTATCGGAGTTCCTGCCGTACTTGGTGGACACGGTAGCCCCGAGCGCCTTGCCGTATCTTGCCGACCAGTTCGACATCGACGGGTTGCAAGGATTCGGAATGGCAGAGACCGAACAGCAACAGCGGGACATCATTAAGAAGTCCATCGCGCTGCACAAGTTTATCGGTACGCCGTGGGCTATTCGCGAAGCGTGCCGCACGGTGGGGTTCCCGATCGTCATTTTGGAGGAGGGCGTAACGGCTCTGCCCGGCGGCCCTGAAAGCCCCGAAGACTGGGCGCGGTTCCGCGTATTCGTTGAGGCGGATGATAGCCGCCACATCACCGCCGAGGAGAGCCGAAAAATACACCTGTTCGTCGAGTTCTATAAAAATGAGCGGTCGCACCTGGTCGAAGTAGGCTATTATCAGAGAATCGAGGCCAGCGAAATAGTCTTCAACACCAACGACTGGCTGAATGTTGAAGTTACCACCCGCCGACGTGCATTCTCGGCGGGGTTTAATCGTGGATTCAAATAAAAAGGCAAGAATATGGCAAAAAAAGAGGACTTAAAGGGGCTGCTTGAGCAGTATTTCCCGAACAACGACACGGGCGAGATCACCGAGCCGAAGATCAGAGAGTTTTTGGGCAAGGTGATAGACTTGATCCCCGAGATCGCCGGTGGTGATCTCGCCGGTACGTACCCGAGTCCGACGGTTGGCGCGAAAAAGATTACCGCTGCAAATATAGCCGATAAAACTATTACAGCGTCCCAAATCGCAGAGGAATCATTGAACGATGAGAGCATTTTCGCCGACGAAATAATCACCGGTCGGGTCATACAGAAAAATGCAATAACTGCGGAGCTACTTGAAAGGACTTTAGCGCCGTGTGTTGTGGAAGGTATTAAAAATATCAGCATATCCAACATTCTCACAATTCCGATAACTGATCTTTTTACATATAATACCGCAAATGGAAAATGGCAATCAACGATAGTTAATATTACGAATGCAACATCGTCAGGTAATAATGCAGACCTGGAAATAAATTGCGGCGACATCGGTATCGACAAAGTAAAATTCAGCCAAATGCCTGCGATAATTCCTGTTATAATTATATCGGATGGCGATATTATTACTGTTAATGTATCAGTAAAAAGTGAGTTTAAAGGTCATAGTTATAAATCCGACAATATAATCCTTGTCTCACAAGGTGGATATGTAAGCCTTATGTTGGCTAAAACGAATATTGGATATTTTGTAATAGGGTCAAACAATCGTACAGATTTCTAATTATGAAGCAGATCGTAAAACCAATAGACGGCGTCCTGCATTTGATCGCCTACGACCAGCAGGGACGTGAGTTGTGGAGCCTGCAACAAAGCAACCAAATCGTAAACGGGGCCTATGAGATCGCCGCCGAGGCGCTGGCAGGATTGCCAAATGCGGCCATTTCAAAGGTCGCGGCGGGAACGAACGGAACCGCGCCGACCGAGAACGACACGTCGATAACCGACCCCACTATCGTCGATGTGCAGACGGTCGAGTACCCCGCGCCCGACACCGTGCGCTTCAACTTCACCTTTGGCTACATGGACGCCGCCGGAAAGTCGATCGCCGAATTTGGGCTGCTGACAACCGATGGCCGTTTGTTCGCCCGCAAGGTTCGGCAGCCGATCGAGAAAACCGAATACATGACCATCAAAGGTTCGTGGGAGATCAGCGGCGCCGGTATGGCAAAAACCCCAACGGAAGCCCCGAAATACCCCATCACGCTCACCATTGACAACTATAAAACCGGCGACGTTGAGGATAAAGGTAAGTGGCCGATAATATCGCTTTACGGCGTGGGCGACGCGGATAATGTTGCCGACTATAAAATTTATCTTTTCCGCCGGACAAAAGGGCGGTACAAGTTTGCGAGCGGTCCTACTGGATCGACGCGTAAAATATCCAAGACCTGGAGGCATCCCAAGCATGGGGTATCTATCGGGCAGGCAGATTTTGCCCTTGAATTTGGAAACGAATCGCTCGACAAAGCGATAACTGAGTTTGGCATAGAAAAATTCAAGGAATCGACATTAATCTACAATAACTCCCGAGCAAGTTTTGGGCACATTGTAGGCTGGATGTTTTGGTACGACTCGGGCCTGGAAACCACCCGGCTTTGCTTGGGCTTAACCTACAAGATCGAAAAGGCAGATTTTGACAAACCTGACAGCCCTAACCCGGATTATAAAAATTTTATGATAAAAAACATCGGATTTGCGGCATTCAAAAATGGGATTCAGGTGAGTGAGATCAAGGAATTTAAGGTAGTATGTAGTGCATCCTACGGGAAATTGGAATATGCTGTTTTAACTGACTAATAGCCGTTATGCCCTGGATTTGACCGTTCGGTTTTTGCCAACGGTTTGACGAGTCGGTTTTATAATCCGCAAATCCAAATGTTCGACGGATTTTAAACGAAACGACTTCCTCAAAAAAACGAAGCGTACCCATTGGGTGCGCTTCGTTCACTTAAATTCGCTTATCGAAAGTTGCGTATTTCTCTATTTGTGGAACTCGCCGTTTGATACCTTTTTGTAGATCGTTTAAAGAGCGTTTTAATGTCCTTTGCATAGCCGGAATGATCTCCTGTTCATAAAACTCCCGCGGTCGAAGGTTGTAGTCGATCTTAACGATCTCTTGTTCGCAGATGTCCCCCGTATCAAGGCCACTATCCGCCCAAAACCATGTCGCAGCCGTAATAGGTTCTTGACGTCTATACGCCCAGCGTATCGAGGATGCACCTCTGCCATACGGAAGCGGTGACGGATGGAATATCAGCGTTCCCAGGTTGGGTTCTGCCAGTTCTTCGTTGCTCACCTTTTCAATCAATAACGGAGCGATAGCGACATCCACAAAAAAATAGGTTTCATTCCAAACTGCCAGCCCCAGCGACTTAACCACTCGTTCGGCCTCTTTATAGGCCGTTGTATCGGAGTTTCCTAATATCTTAACAACCATTATTAATATATTTAAACGCTTGTACGGCTCGGAAATGACCGCCATAGCCAGACGTTGGTCGGCCTGGTTGTCCTTTCCTTGCCGCCGATTTAATCATTGAGCTTATGGACTTCGTTTTATTCGCCCCATACAGGCTTGCCGCCGTCTGTACCCATTTCCGGGAATGACGGAGTGCCCCGCATAGCTGCGGGTGCGACGTATGGAAGAATACGGGCAGCATTTTGCCGCATCGGCCATGTCCTTGACGATGATATTCGCAAACGGCGGCGAGGAACTTTGTGCCAACTCCAATTCCTTGCCATTCGGGCATCACGACCAACCGCGTCGCCCTATAAGCTCCCGCGGTGAATAACGGTGAGACTGCTACATGACAGACAGGCTCACCGTTGATGAATCCGACGAAATACTCGGCAGCCACCGGGGCAGGCAGGTCTAAATAATAATGCTGCTTAAACAATCGGGGGAACACAGTTCCCCGGACTTTATAAATTTGAAGTTTGAGCTGGGGGCGGCGTTGAAGGCAGTCCCGATTGTAAAACCGGGCCTCCTGCATATCATATACCCAATCCGGCTGCAGCCATTCGATAATATCGTAGTGGCAGGAAAGCAGGACAACCTGCCCATCACCTTTTCGCCATGTCTTTGCGAAAGCGGCCGCTCCGACCTTGGCGATTTGTCGGTCGATTACCGAAGTGAACTCGTCGACGACTGCCCGTTTGGGCCGTTCACATACCAGGCGGGCCAGGCCAGCGCGGAACTTCTCACCGTTACTCAAGACGGGAAATGGCCGGAGCCATGCCGGGACATCACCCAGGCCGACGGCTGACAATGCACCCGTTACGGCATTGAAATCTCCGTCTGGGGCGATGCAATCGACGATAGGCTTCGTGGCATCCCACCCAGCGTACAAGTCATAGATGGGCTCACCGAAAATGCGGCTGCCTATACTTGTCTTGCCGCTTCCGGAAGGGCCGACAATAAGACCGATTTTCCAGTCCAGCCCCTCGACGGGAAGCTCGGCCGAGCGTTCCCAATCACAGCCGTTCTCAGCATTGAAAAGGCTTTTTACTCGTGCGGCTCGGTAACTGTTGAAGTCGCTGCAATGGTGTTTTACTTTTACAATCATACAGTAACAATTTTAAGAGTCAAACCTTGAGCGAGGAGCCGTTCGTAAATCTCCCGCTGCTCTTTTTCATCCTTGCAGATGACGATTACGCCATACTGCTCTTTGTAATTAAATGCCATTCAAATATTGTTTTAAGGTGAATAATATTTATCTTTGTCGCATCTCACCCACATACTGCATATAAATGCGCCGAAGACGCGACAGAAGGCTCCAGCCCTCGGTCGTGCGTCTTCGGCGCGCGCTTGCGTAAGTATGTGGGTGAGATCTCTACTTACGGCCGGGGGCTTTTTCATGCCCCCATGTTATGGATCAGTTCTTCATCATCGGCGGTCGTTTTTCAGGTGGGATGTATGGATATTTGCGGTTAGGGATGTAGGTGATCCACGCGAACAGATGCCGCCACCATCGACGGGTATAGAGGGGATCGTGCTGGTTGTAGATCGCCTCGGTTTCAAAACAACTGTTCCCGTAGGCGCGGTTGTAGGGCGGCAGGAGAACTTCTATTGCGACCGAAAGGCCGTAAATCAATAAGGGCGCCGGAACGGCCGCCAGCATCCACCATGCGGAAACCCCGAACAGGAGGTGTGCCGCCACCGTACCCAGCAGACAAACGGCGACGATCTCCAGTTGCTGCCGCATGTGGATTTTCTCGTGATTGAGTAGTCGGGCCGTCAATGCGACGCCCTCTTTCACGAACAGCCAGACCAGCACGGTCAATGCCGTGAAGCGGCCGAACGGAATAAAACGATTATATACGATTTTCATCATATTACGGAAACTCTATAACAGGAATATTTATCGGTATGGCCGTTCAACATCATAAAGCTCAAAGTAATCAGTTTTGAACCTTTCGGAATGGTGATACTCGAGTTGCTGGCATCGCCTGCCAACAAAATAGAAAGGTTCAGATTACTTGCCAGCCCCGCTCTGCATCTCAATACCAATTCGACAATCAGGGGCAAATCGTCAGTTGCCAAAACCGTGCTGTCGATAGTCAGGGAAGTGGCGGATTGAGCCAATAACCGTATCGACGAAATATACCCTTTCCCTTTGGTGTAACTTACATTGGAACTTAAATCCAAAGTTCCACTAACTGTCGTCGTCGAAGTCGATATAAGACATTGCGCCGAAATACAGTCGAGCTTCTCCTTATCAAGCGCAGACATCAGCCCTTTGGATATCTGGGTCGCTACATCCCTTGCAGCCTTGTTGTTCCACGATGATTTTTCAGTGTCGGTTACGAAGCGATGCGTCGAATCCTGTACGATCACCGAGGCGGGATGCGTGGCCGGATGCTGGTAGTTGTTGGCTCCGGTGGCTACACCATCGAGCTTCTTTTTGTCTGCGGCCGACATAAGTCCGTTTGCCGATTGGGTGGCGACAGTCGTCGATGCCTTACCGTTCCAGGTCGTTTTCTCCGTGTCGGTCACGAAACGGTGGTTTGCGTCCTGTGTGACGTTCGAGGCCGAAATAGGCCCCTCAAAATCCCCCCCCCTCCGGCATACGGGAGGGCGTTCCATGAGGTGGAGCCATCTCCGACTTTGTGTTTGCGTGTGTCCGATTCATAGACGACCTCTCCTTTCAGCAGGACGGGGTTTTTGGCCTTGAGTACCGCTGCGGTATATACCGGATGCTGAATCCGGCTCTGAATGGTTTTACTCATATCTGAAATCAAGTTATCGTATTCCTTTGTCGCTTATTCTCGTGAAAAAGACGTAGCTTGTATGGCGAATGTCAGAGGTGCCGTAACTTCTCCTGCATTATCTACCCCTGAAAACATAATATTCGAACATTTATTAGTCTTGTCGGTAGCTGTAGATATGTATATCGTTGTGCATGTTCCTCCGGGAGCGCGAAAAGCAGCCGGTGTGAGTACGGACCCGATGATAAAACCGGGAAGCGTGAATTTGGCAGTTTTGAGTCCTCCAAATTGGACGCTTTTGATAATGAACAAGACAAATCCGGGAACGACTTTCACCATTACTCCCGATGCAGACATACTGACTTGATCGACAATTTCTACCTCTTCGTATCCTTCACCCGGTAAGGAGAGTATATCATCAGTAATTCCGTCAAGCTTCTTCTTGTCAGCCGCCGACATCAGCCCGTTGGCCGATTGGGTGGCGACGGCCGTCGATGCCTTACCGTTCCAGGTCGTTTTCTCCGTGTCGGTCACGAAACGGTGCGTCGAATCCTGTACGATTACCGAAGCGGGATGCGTGGCCGGATGCTGGTAGTTGTTCGCCCCGGCAGCCACGCCGTCAAGTTTCTTCTTGTCTGCCGCCGACATCAGACCGTTGGCCGATTGGGTGACGACGGCCGTCGATGCCTTGCCGTTCCAAGTCGTTTTCTCCGTGTCGGTCACGAAACGGTGCGTGGTGTCTTGGGTAATGTCTGCGGCCGAAATAGGCCCCTCAAAATTCCCCCCCCCATACGGGAGGGTGTTCCAGGCAGTGGAACCATCTCCGATTTTGTATTTACACGTGTCCGATTCATAGACGACCTCTCCTTTCAGCAGAACGGGGTTCTTGGCCTTGAGTACCGCTGCGGTATATACCGAATGCTGAATCCGGCTCTGAATGGTTTTGCTCATCTTGAAAATACTGTTTGTTTGATGGCTCTTGTTGTTTCGTTAAAGTTTATATAAAAAAAGCAGAGTGCCTCTTATGGTTCGACCACCGATGAGTTTGGACTATTAGAATCTCACGAATGTGAAACTCATATCAGAGGTCCCCCGCTCAATAAAGTGCTTATCTCAAAAAATATCCGGAACCTACATTAGAGCAACATGCTTTGAAATACGAACGATTTCCTTCGATACGCTTTTCCGGTTTTCCCGTAAACATCACAATCCCGCAACGAACCGATGCAAACTGTTTTATCAAACCATACTTATCTTTACCCATATTTAATTTCGTGTCGGTGCTCGTGCCGTTATGAATGATTAACCGTATATTTTGGGCGTATGTACTATCTGCTACCTCCTCAATAAATCGGGCACAGATAGTGCGAACCTTGTTGACGCGCATCCACCCATTCGATGCCTTTGCTTGCTCGATATCGAAAGGTATCGGCGATAGCTTTTCGACTGCCCATTCAGGTTTCGGGAAATCATCGGTATCGACGAGGTGATAACCGATATCATCCGGCCGATCCCGATAGGGCATCACTCTTCGATCCTTTCGATTTCTCCGGCGCTTGTAACGAATGAATCCGATATAACACTGAGCCAAGATCGGATCATCTAAAGAACAGCTTGGTTTTATGAGGAATGAACCTTCACTGACCTTCCATATCAGATTCGGAACAGAAGGTGACACCGCATTCCATCGGTCTTTTTCCGTATCGGTCACGAAACGGTGCGAGGCATCCTGCTCGACGTTCGCCGCCGGAATCGTGTCGGGCGTATCGCCTCCCCCGGCATAGGGCAGGCTGTTCCAGGCCGTCGTCCCGTCACCGACCTTGTGCTTGCGCGTATCGGATTCATAAACGACCTCGCCCTTGAGCAGGACGGGATTCTTGGCGGCAAGTGTCTCCGCCGTATAGACCGGAAGCTGTGTCCGGGTTTGGATTGTCATTTTTGCTGCCATAGCGTCAATTCATTCCGGGGATTGAACATTGGATGACCAGCTCGCCGCCCGTCAGGTCGTCGAGCTTCTTCTTGTCTGCCGCCGACATCAGACCGTTGGCCGATTGGGTGGCGACAGTCGTCGATGCCTTGCCGTTCCAGGTCGTTTTCTCGGAGTCGGTCACGAAGCGGTGCGTCGAATCCTGTACGATTACCGAAGCGGGATGCGTGGCCGGATGCTGGTAGTTGTTCGCCCCGGCAGCCACGCCGTCAAGTTTCTTCTTGTCTGCCGCCGACATCAGACCGTTGGCCGATTGGGTGACGACGGCCGTCGATGCCTTGCCGTTCCAAGTCGTTTTCTCCGTGTCGGTCACGAAACGGTGCGAGACATCCTGTTCGATCATCGTCGCCGGATGTGTGGCCGGGTGCTGGTAGTTGTTCGCTCCGGCGGCCACACCCGCGAGTTTCGCCTTCTCCTCCGAGGTGTAGTCTTCGGTAGAAAGGCCCTTGCCCGCAACCTTATCGACCTTCTGGCCGATCTGCGTGGCAACGGTCGTAGCGAAATTCGGATCGTTGCCCAGGGCGGCCGACAGCTCCTTGAGCGTGTCGAGCGCCGCAGGGCTGCCGTCCACCAGTTCGGCGATGGCCTTATCCACGTATGCCTTTGCCGATTCGAGCGTCGTGCGGTCCCCGCTCTCACGAGCGGATTTCTCCGAAGCCACGGCCGCATCGGCGTGGCTGTTGGCCGACTGAAGCGTCGCAGCATCGCCCTGCCCGCGCTTCTGGGCCTCGTCCGCCACGGAGGTGTCGGTGTAGGTCTTGGCCGAAGAAAGGGTCGTGGCGTCGCCTTGCGTTCGTTCCTCGGCTTCCGCTGCGACAGAGGTATCGGTATAGTTTTTCGCGGCTTGAAGTGTTGTCGCATCGCCCTGTTCACGCTTGCCGGCTTCGGCTGCAACAGAGGTGTCGGTATAGGATTTGGCCGAGGAGAGCGTCGCGGCATCGCCCGCGGCCAGCTCCCTGCGGATCGCGGCCTCTTCATCTTTGGCACGTTCGATCTCGTCGTCGAGTCTGCCGTCGAGCGCCTCGATGTCGTTTTGAACTTCATTGAACGCCTTCTCGGAGGAGGCGACATGGGCGGAAAGGTCGGTGGTTACTTTCTGCACTTTCTTCTCCAGCTCCCGCCCTTCGGCCGTACTGTATTTCCCGTTGAGCTGGTCGGTAAGTCCCTCGACCCCGCTCATCGGGATTTTGTCCTCGGTCTTATGGAAGAAGCTGTCGAAGAGGTCCGAGAACTGCTCGGCCGTTGGGTACATTCCCCGGCCGAACCATTTGCGCAGCTGCGCACGTACTCTGATTGCCATTCTGTAATCGCGTGATAAGAATTTTACTTCGTCCGCATGACATAGGCCAGCGTGTAATAGGGCGGTCGGTTCTCGTGCGAGCTGCCGCCGCCCGTGCGGTCCGTCGTTCCGAAGGGCGTCGTGCGGTCATGCCACGACACGGCCTCGGGATAGGAGTTGTTGCCGCCGCTGCGCCAGCTGCCGTTACCTCCGGTCCAAAGATTCTCCCCGTGTGCGTGCGAGGGCATCTCATCGACGGTGAGCGTGTGTTTCTTCTCGCCGCCCACCTTGCCGTAGCTGCCGTAGTCGGCATCGCTGACGTTGTAGCCCACCACGAAGCGGCCGCGCAGGTCGGGCAGGCGGAAATAGCCGCTCGTGGTCGAGAGCTTCCGGCCGTTGCAGTCGTAGGCATTGTTGTAGGTGCTGCCGATGGCCTTGTAGAGTTCGGGGTACTCCGACTGCTTGAGCTGCTGCCCTTCGCAAAGGGCGTAGCCGTCGGGGATACGGGATCCTGCCCAGATTTCGACCATGCCCAGCGGTGTGCGCTGAATCTTGGCCAGGGCGGTCTGCAACGCCACGATCTGCGCTTCGAGTTCGGGCAGCGACTGCGCCTCGCGGAAGTCCTCCCATTTGTAGTTCTCCTCGCCGACGCCCGGAGCCAGCGACCGCTCGACGTAGGCCTGCGGATATTCGTATCCCTGGGCCTGTACCGGGATCGCGGCTTGTTTGAGGTACATACCGCCCGAAATGGAGCCGCCCTCCCAGTAGAGCACCTCCCCCTCGGGGTGTTCCTTCGTGCGCAGGAACACGTAGCCCTCGTTCCGCTGCGTGCCGCCGCCCGTGAGTACGCATCCCAGCAGGATCGCCTTGTCGCCCGCCAGGTTGCCGATGATCGACACCACGTGCGCGTTGGTCTGCATGTAGTCGAGCATCTCGCAGTCGGCCGGAAAGTCTTTGTTCGATTGCAGGAGGAACCTGCCCTGTATCTGTTTCATCGTCAAATGTAGTTTATGGAGAATCGTTTCGAAGCCAGCTTGTACGCATCCACCACGGCCCGGACCTGCGTGATGTCCAGCTTGTCGTAGAGCGCCAGCGGGATATTCACCCAGAAGTCGTAGCCGCTCACCCCGCCGTAGCCGCGGCGGTTGAGAATCAGGATCCGGCCCGATCCGCGGCGCGGGACCAGCACCTCGGCGTCCTCCTCGCGTTTGTGCAGGGTGATGAAGCCCACGTTTTCGACCGTTTCGGTGATTGTGATCCTTCGGTCGATGGGATCGAACTTGTCGTTCAGCAGCGCCCGCAGGTAGCACACCTGGCCGTTGTGTTCGAGGCGGTAGTCGCTCTCGCGCTTCCAGAGGATGAACCGCGTGTGCAGGTATTGCAGGGGCGACACGGCGGCGTAGGCCATCGCGGCGAAGAGTGGCCGCCGCCAGAAGGTCGGCAGCAGCAGGAGCGCCAGGCGCTTGAAGTTCACGTCGTACTTATCCATTGTATGCCTTCATATTGAGTATGACGTCGCCCATCTCGAAATAGCCCGCGGCCGGGATGCACCGCGCGTCGATCGTAACCAGCACCTCCTCGCCTGCCGCGACGGTCGTCGCCCCGCGGAACTCCACGATCCGCACGCCGTCGAGCGTCTGGAGCGCATCGACGAGCGCCATGTTGGTATATTCGCCATTGAAGGGCAGGTTCTCGATGTAGTTGCGGACAGCCTCCCGACAGGCGCTCTCGACCGTTTCGGCCACGAGCATCGGGTCGTAGTACACGTCCGCCTCGCAGTTGAAGCGGTCGGGGTCGATGTTCACCAGCGCCGTGCGCACGCCCGCGTCCTTGATCTCGGCGATGTAGGCCGCAAGCTGCGCCTCGGTCTCGGCGTCGAGCCTGCACCGCTTGCCGTCCTTCTCGCCCGCGACCTTGATCGTCAGGAGCGAAGCGTCCCGGTTCTCGACCGCCACGGCGTGCTTGACCACCCGCGCCGCCGCGATGGCGTCCTCGGTCATCCCCTCGGTGTCGTAGCGGTCCGTGTCCGCGATCAGCGTCTTGCCCTTCATGAACGCAAGCACCTTGTCGCGGTACCACCGCGGACGGTGCGGGATGATCTCCTCGATGCGTGTGTCCACCTCGCCCTTGTACGTGTCGAAGAGTTTCTCCAGCGCCCACGCCGCAACGGCGAAAATGTAGAACAGAATCCCGATGACGGATACCTTGCTGAAATGCGACGTGAAGCTGTCGCCCGGCGTAAATCCGAACAACTCCGCAACGGATTCGTTACGCATGAAATCCGCGCAGATCGTTTCCTTGATTTCCTCGATCGTTCTCATCGTACCACAAAGTCTATTTCGATACCCATAAACCCGATACCGCCGTAAGGAACCATTTCCGTCTCCTCGGCCGAAGGTGCGGTAGCTGGTTTTATTCTATCGGCCGCCAGTTCCTGCACGACAGACTCCTCTCTGGTTGTCGTCATGACGATATCGAGTTTCTGCCCCGTGTTCAGTTCGTCGGTCAGCGCAAGACCGTTACGTTCGGCAATTTCGAACGCGGCCTCGACAGTCCCGCATTCCTGAACTGCGATATCCAGCAGAGTCTGGTTATTTCGTGTCGTAGTCTGCATCGACGGTCAGTTTATTGTTCGTTATATCGACTTCTACATCGTTCACCCGCATACCGTCGGCCTTCAGTTGAGCCGTAATCTCGCGTGCCCATCCAGTCGTTTCGTGGTCATTGGCGATGTTCGTGATCCCGACCCCGAGGGTCGGATATTCTTTCAATTCTCCCTTCATTGCCTGAAGAATCGCAGCTTGGTTCTGAATCGTCACCTCTCCGACCTGCAGGCCCTGCACATAGACGTTTTGGTCGTTACGCCGAGGATCGATTTGCAGATCTCCTGTCTCGGGATCGATCAGTATGCCGATATTCTTAGCCATTATCAGTGTGTTGCTTTTTTATCCTCCAAATCTTCGAGAGAGATGGTTGCGGCCGCCATTTGTTCGGAGAAAATCCCTGCTCCCGTTCCTCCGTTGGCCGCAGCTCCAATGCCTACTCCTGTCAGTCCGGCAGCGACGGCCGTCCGCATCGTTTCGCAGTAGCGCTGAACGCTTTCCAGCGAACGGCGCAACGCAGCGGCCAATACCAGGCCGCCCTGCTTCCCGCCGTTGATTTCCACACCGTCAGCCGTAACCTTCAACTGCATCCGACCGACCGTAGCCGAAACATTGCTCCCGTTCATTGTGACGGTTGTATCGCCGTGACGGTAGGTCAGCGCTTCGATCTCTGAATAACCGATCACGGAGCATTCGCGCAGCTCGCCGCACGAAAGGTCGGCTACCAGAACAATACTTCCCGTTGCAGGTTTCAACAGCAGGCCGCCGTCCGCTCCGCCTTCGATGGCTGCCAGACGGATGCCCGGAATCTCCAGTTCGTTATACCGCGCCCGACAGGTGTCGCCCTCGACGGAGACGACCTCCATCGGGCGAAACAGGAATACGGACTGTTCCGTGCCCGTAATCTGCTGCAAAAGCTGTTTTATCTTCGAGGCGTTATCCATTGTTTTCTATGCGTTTTCCGATGGTGACAACCCGGCTCGCACCTTTGTCGCAAAAAGTCGTTTCGACGCCCAACACGTAATAGCTTCCGTTCTTGTATTCGTACTCCGTGTCGCGGATCTCGGCCAGCCATGTCGGCTCGACATAGGGTTCGAGCCATCCAGTGAACGAGCCCTCGTAGCCGGTATAGGCCCGCACCTTCAGCTCTTCGTCGGCCCGTTGTTCGAGCGATTTCCGATCCGAAACACCCGGCAATTTGAGTGTAAACTTGTCGCCGCCCGTCGTACCGCGTTCGATACGGATCGTCTTGCCTTTGGCATCGGTTCCCTCGACGACAGCCAGAAACTTCCGCTTCGAGGCGTCCCGGTACTTGAGGTCGGACTTCTCGATGTTCACGGCGAAGTCGTAAATGACCTTCTCTCCGATCTGGGCGTATTGCGGATGGACGTGCAGGGTTTTTCCGCGCAGGTAGATGTTGGCCTTCGTTTCACTCTGCACCTTGCGCAGCACGTCGTACCCCGTCGCTGCATGGATGGTGAAGTTATCATACGTGAAATCGTAATCGCATGCCACTTCATATTTTCCGACCTCTTCGGCGACCGAGGTCAATAACGTTTTCACCGTTACGCTTTTCAGGACACGGTCCTTGAGGTCTTTGCGGAATTTGTAGAGTTCATCTTCGCAATGAATACGCACGGAGTCGTTATCAGTAGCGATTTCGGAGACATACCCGGAAAATTCATCGCGCAATATCCGATCATATCCCAGGCGGATCCGAACAGCATCTCCTTCGGCGATTTTCTGTTCGACCTTCAATGCCCGGTTGAAAAGCGTCCCCGGCAGCGTAATATCGGCCGTATCAGCCAGGTTTTCGACGCTGCATTTGATCGCAACCTTTTCGAGCGCCGCCAGCCGATACTTCCCGATCGTTATGTCAAAGTTCATCGAATACATTTCGAACGTCGTTAAACCGGAATAAAAAGCGAAACCGGATTGTCGCTGTATGCTTTGATCTCGTAGTTCTGGTTTTGCAGGCCTTTTGTGTGCGGAAAGCTGACACTCTCTATGGCCAGACGCGTAATACCGAACAGCAGCAGAATATCATGCTCCACGTCGAGGTGACTGGCAGTATCGAACAGATTACGCAACTGCTGGACGCTCTCTTTCGGATATTCGTTTTCCGCGGCGATAAATATGCCTTGGATCGAAATTTCGTAGTCGCCCTGGCTCCATCGCTCTTTGACCGTTCCCGTTCCTTTGCCTTTGGCAGGAGTTCGTCGGATGATTTCGTTCTTGCCGCTGATCGACACCAGGGGTTCAAGCGGGAAAGTGAACCAATTCAGAATCCCGTCAGTCGAACGCTTGAGCCGCAACGGCATGACGGATTTTATCGTTCCGACGGTTGTCATTTCCGTCCGGATTTCGTCCGCATCGGCCGTCCGCACCCCGTCCGTGTCCCTGAGTAGGAAATACGGAGGCAGAGCTCCGAAGCCGCCGAGGGCCTGCGTCGTGCGGATGCGGAGCGGATCGCGCAAGCCATCCGATGAAACGATGACGTCAGGGGTCGCTTTCCCAATGTTGAAAAATACCTTGCCCATCCTATTGTGCCGTTGCGGCCATTTGCAATACCTGAATCAGTCTGTTCTCCAGATCGCGCTGCATGTCGTCGCGCGAACCCTCGTAGCCGCCCTCGAAAACCAGCTTATCGACCAGCGCCCCGAGTGAAATGTTGATCGTCGTGGATCGTTTGCCGCCCGTGGCGATGACCGAAACGGCTCCCGCCCCAGCCGTACTGCCGGAGGTTCCGTTGCCACTGCCCGGGGTATTCGCTGCCAGCTCGCCTCCCATGCCAGGCAGGGAGGGCGACGCGATCCCCAGCGAGGTTTTCAATTTCGCGGCGACGTCGCCCAGCGACCGTTCGGAATCCCACCGAAGGCGGATGCCGTCGAGCGACACCCTGGCTTTGGCCGCATGGTCCGCGACCCGTTTCGCCCCTTCGATGATCGCCTGCTGGCGGTTCTCGATATCGGCGTTGATCCGGGCGATGGCGGCCTGGTTCTCGGCGCTGTCGCCCAGCCCCACGGCCTCCTTGAACTTGTACCATCCGAGTTTGATCTTGTCCAGGCCGATCATAAGGCCGTTTATCATCGTGCTGAAATAGAGCTTCACGCTCTCCACGAACCCCAGGAACGAATGTTTCATGAATCCGACCGTGCCGTCCCACAGCGTACCCCAGCCCTGCACCTTGTAGCAGACATAGCCGATTACGGCGATCAGTCCGATGACTGCGGCGATGATCCACGTCACGGGACACGCCAGCAGGGCAAGGTTCAACCCGTTCTGCGCTGCGGCCCATGCCCATTTCGCCGTGGTGACGATCCCCGCCCAGGCGGCCATCGCCTTGGACTGGAGCGTAACGAGGAACATGGACGTCGCCAGTATGCCGAGCGCTGTGCCCAATACCGCAACGACCGTCGCGTGCCGCTGCATGAACTCCGAGACCCATCCGATAGCTGCCCCCAAGGCGTCGATGCCTTTTCCGGCAAGTCCGACGATCCACTCCAGCGCGGTCATGGCAGGAATTACCAGCGGCTCGATGATCCCGTAGAGGCGGAACAGCAGGTCGCCCGCCAGTCCGAGAAGCGTGGACCACTTGCCCGCGGCCGTCTGTCCCATCTTTTCGGTCATGCCGTGGAACTGGCCCCCGGCCTGCGTCGCCGAATAGAATGCTTGTGTCACCATCTCGGCCGAGATCTTGCCTTTCTCCATCTCCTCTTTCAACACGCCGATGGATTTTCCTGTCTTGCGGGAAATTTCCGACAGCGGATTGAATCCGGCATTGATCATCTGCAGCAGATCCTGCCCCATCAGCCGTCCCGACGCGGTCATCTGCGAGAAGGCCAGCGTCAATGAGTTCAATTTGTTCCGGTCACCCATTGCGATATCGCCCAGCGCCTTGATGTTGGGCATGATCCGATCCTGCGCGATGCCGAATGAAAGCATCATTTTCGCGGCATCCTGCAACTCGGCTGTCATGTAGGGTGTTACCATCCCGTATTGGCGAATCTCCTCCCGCAGCGCTTCCGATGCTTTCGTGTCACCGCGCAGCAGCACGTCGAAGGCGACCTGCACCTTTTCCCGTTCGAAACCTGTTTGCAGCGCCTTAAATCCCGCCATGCCCGCCATGACGATTGGATTGGTCAGCGTATTGGCGAACGGGATGCTGTTGAAGGCATCCGACAGCATGGTCTTGATCTTGCCACCGTTCACCCGTTCGAGCTGGCGGATCTGTCGTTCGAGGGCCTTGACCTCGATGTTGGTACGACGTATGGCGTTGATGTTACTGGCCGGAATCCACTCGCGCTCGGCACGTAGCGCATCGACACGCTCGCGGAGACTGCCCAGCGTGACACCGCATTTCTGCATGGTGTTGCTCGCACTGTTCACCCGCTGCTCGACCTTCGCCCAGACTTCCAACGCCCGGTTGTTGGTGATGTTGATCTTATTCAACTTCCCCGTGATCCGGTCGTTCAGAGAGAGCGTATATTCGACAACATTTGCCATTGTGTCCGTTTTTTCGTATCTTCGCTGCGTATGGTAGCAGGACTTATAGGTATTTGGTTCGTCGTCGCCGTGGTTTTCTATGTGTTGAAGGCTGCGCGGGCCGTGCTGCCGTGTATCCCGAAAGCGCTCGGCGTGTTGCTCTGCCTGCCTGCGATGCCCTTTGCCGTAGCGTATAAAAACCGTGAAACGCATCCGTGGCAGGCGCGGTGCATCGTCATCGGCTGGTCGCTGCTCTACCTGCTGCTCGCCTTCATTCTCTATATGGAAAATTAGAAAAGGTCCGGATCGCGGGGTTCTTTCCCCCGTGCGTGACAACGGCGCGACTTGCGGAAAGTGACCCGCGGACGATGCCGGCGCGGCCCTCGGTGTTGTCCTTCGCACGGAAGTAAATCTCCCGACAGTCCGAACCTTGTGATTCCGGGCCTGCTATTGCTGCCGTGCGGCTTCCGCCTCCTGCTTGCGTATCCACATCAGTTCATTCACACGCATGGCCCATTCCCAGTCGGTGAGGCTATCGGGGTCGATATGGAGGTAATAGCGCAGCTGGGTATCCAGTTTCCGGATCCAGTCGTGGCCCTCCGCAGGATCGACCTCGGTAGCCTTTAAAGCTTTTCCAGCTCGGCCTCCGCGTAGGGTACGATCTTGTCGAGCACTCCCGACGCGCCCATGAACTTGTCATCGTCGCGGCGGATTGCCTCGCTACCGCCCAGCCAGCACCCGCGCAGCAGGGTTTCGTTGAACTTCAGCGGATCGTTCTTGCCTGCCGTCGTTGCGAACGAGAGTTCGCGGCGCGTGGGTTTGCGCAGGTAGCACACGTGGCCGTTTACCTTGATGGCGAATACCTCGCCGTGCTGTTCTTTCCAAGCGTTGATTTGGTCGGCTGTAACTTCGCCGATAAGGGTTTGTTTGTTCTCCATTTCGATTTTTTCGTTGTTTTGCCCGGCCGGAGCCGGATCGTTGTTCGTCTTCGTCTACTCTCTCCGTAAGAAGAGGAAAGGCAGCTTGAGGTCCTGGAACTTATCGCCCTGGTTGGTTTCGCGCGGATCCTCCGTGAACTGTACGCCTCGTAGCTTGTGGATCGTCGGGAGGTCGCCCTTCTCCGGGTCGCCGTAGGAAACCACTATGTCGAGCTGAATGTCGAGCAACGAGCCGCCCGATGCAATCTCCAGCGCCTCGACTTCGGATTGCGTGAGTCCGATTTCTCCGTCGTTCGAGATATTCCCGCTCTGAATAGCCAGCGCTTTGTTCCCTTTGCCATAAAGCGCCTCTTTCTCCTTCTTGGTCGTGTACTTGATCGAGCGGAAGCCCATCACGTCACGGCCGCCCATGTAGGCGGTGATATCCTCCCAGCCGTATTCTTTGCCATTGATCATTGTCCTGTCATTTTATGCGGTTTTGAACCCAAGCTCCACGTCGATATACTTTGCATATCCGTTGGGCTTGACGCGCAGCCCGATCTTTACCTGCGAAGTGGCCAGAATGTTCTGGTCGTAGTCGATCTTGCACTCCACGCCCGTATCGGACGAATCCGACGGATCGTTGCCCAAGTTGCCCTGTGCGGTCATCTGCGTCTCGATGGCCTGCTCGACGTCGGCTTCGACGGTCGAGCACCAGGCGGGAACCAGAGTGCCGGACTTCGAGACCGGAACCTCGTCGTTGAGCCACTCGACCAGCTGCGCGTAGGCGATGCGGTACGCCTTGTCGATGACACGGCGGTTGGTCAGCGCGCGGTAGTCGTCCTCGGGCGTCGTGGCCAGGTTGTCGTCGGTGATGAAATACCCGGCCTTGCCGACGAACGTGCGGAAGGTGATATAGCCCTTGTCGTTGATCGTCTCCAGGTCGGCCAGTTCGGCGGGCTCGGCCCCCACGTAGAAGGTCAGCGGCTGGAGCGCACCGTCGCGCACGCGGCTGATTTTCCGCTGGACGGCCGAGGCGGCGATGCGCCCGGCGACGACACCCATCGCGGCGTTCTTCGACGAGGCCGCGGTGTCGCCGAGCACCACGCCCGCGCGGTTGTACTCCGTTTCGGTAAGGTCCTTCAGCGCCGCGGGGTCCCCGGCATAGCCGTAGCCCTCGACCAGCGAGAAGATTGGCGCACGCAGCGTGTCCGTGGCCCAGTCGCCCAACTGCTGGGCTTTCGGCAGCGCGGCGAACACGTCGGCGTCGAGACCCTCGGTGGTCGTCAGTTCGTAGGCTTCGGCCGGAGTCTTGAAAGCGACCAGACCGCGGATTTTGCCGTTCGACGCCTTGAGCAGGGCCACGGCTCCGGCGGCGTTGTCCTTGTCGAATGCGTTGGCGAAGGTCTCGCTCTCGGCATAGCCCGTCAGCCAGAGCTCCGTTCCGTCGCCCGCCTCGGCGTAGAACTCCTTGACGTTGCGGTAGAGGTTCGGGTTGTTCTCCGACGTGACGCCCAGCGCCTCCAGGTCGGCGAGCTTGCGCAGCGTATACGCCTTGCCCAGCTTGAACTTGTCGTCGCCCGTCACTTCCTTCGCACCCAGCGCCATCATGCCGAGGCAGCCGTCCGCCATCGCGGCCACCTGTCCCAATGTGCCGTTGGCGTAGTTGATTCGTACTCTCGGTAACATTTATTTGCGTTTTACGGTGATTACTGCCTTGTCGCGGAGCGTGGCCGCATGGTTGCGGGCCTCGGATTCCCTGAAGAACCCGAACCCGTTGGAGGTCATGTAGACGACAGGGGCATCCGGGTATGCGGCCAGGATTCGCCCGGCCTCGGCCTTCAGACGGCTCCCGACTCCCGATTCCGTGGTTGCACGGTCTGCCGACTCACGGGCCGCCGCCTCGGTAGCCTGGCGGGCCGCCAGTTCCTCCGGGGTGTCGGCGAATGCCGTTACCGCAGAAAGTGGCCGCTCGTCCTCCCCGGCCGTTGCCGGGGTGTCATCGGTCTGCCGATCCGCCGTGCCGCTCTCATCATCGGATGCGGAGTCCGGCCGGAGACCGGGTGTCGTGTCCGGAGCTTCGGGGACCGACGGCGTCGGTTCCGCCTCCTTCCCGGCGGCGGGTTCCGTGTCGGGAGCCGGCTGGAGATCGGGCGATTCGTTCCCTACCTGCATAGACACGTCCGCGGTCTGGACGGAGGCTCCGGCCGTTTTCGGAGCTTTCCCGGCGGTTTTTGCGGTATGATTGTTTTTTGCCATTCAATTGTTGTTTTAACGGTGTTTGAATAATCTGTAAGTGCCATAAGCCACGACCAGCAGTCCGGCAATGCACAGGGCATGCTGCCACCAGGTAAGGCCGCGACGCTGGGCCGTCGTGAGATCTGTTTCGGCGGCTTCCTGCCGGGAGGTATTTCCTTCCGTCCGAAGCTGCTGCCTGGCATGACCGCCGCCGAGGATCGTGTCGGCCTGGATTCGGTGTTCGGTCTGTCGTACACGGTCCGCCTCGTGAGTGGAATCCGTAAGGCGCCGCCGTTGGGTGGTCTCCCGCCGCAGGGGCGGTGTTCCGGTCAGCGTATCGACTGGACGGGAGGTGTCGTATTCCCGTGTGACGGTCTCGACCTCCTCCCCGACAACCCGGTGCAGATGCCGCTCGCCGTCGAGGTTGCGGATCAGTTCCTCGCACAAGGCCCGGAAAAACAGGCTGTCGCGCGTCGAGAGTTCCTCGCGGAGCACCTGCATCCGAAGGTCGTTTTCCGCTCGGCTGTGCACCGCCGCCGTCCGGCGGGAGGGCGCGCAGGCGCAGAACAGTGCTGCCAGGAGGAGCGGGAGGAGGATTCGCCGCCGTGTCATACAGGGTACTTTGTGAACAGATCCCAGCCCGCCCGAACCTCGTCCATGCGTGCGGGCGTTCCGTTCTCCACGCGGCTCATGGCCGCAACGACCGGAATCATCCGCTCGCCGCTCTTGGTGTCGAGTGGCTCGTCGGGCGACACCTGCGCTCCGGCAGCCACGGCCCGGATGTAGTTCTCCGTATGGTTCTCCATGGGCGGCGCATAGCGCGAGATCATCTCCCGCAGCGTGCGGCATCCGTGACGCACCCGGTAGGTGCGGAGCAGCACGAACATCGCCCGGTAGCCCCACGGCATCGACTCGAACGCCTTAAAGGCCGGGTCGGAACTCCTCGTCTCTCCCTTGTATTTGGTCGCACTCCGGCGGATATTCCCCGGGTTGCAGTTTCTTAGTCCTCTGCTCATCTTCCTTTTGATCGTTGAACTCGAATAACTTGATTAACACGGGGCACTTGTGCGAAGGCGTCTTGCAGCGGAAAGCTTCCTGGATTATCCCGCTCTTGCGCTCCGACTCGTGCTCCTTGATCTCGACCTTGGCCTCCAGCTTCTCGACTTTGGCCGTCAGACGGGTGATCTCCTCCTGAAGCAGGGCCACCAGTTTGGACGTCTCGTCGATACGCCGTCCGTTCTTGCCGAGAATCCAGCTTACCAGCGCGATGGCGATAGGTGCAATGACGTAAATAATCCAGGTCTCCATCCGCTACTCGGCTGCCGCCTGCCTGATCAGTACCACGCCCGCCTTGTCTGCCCGGATGCTCTTGCCTCCGGCGCGCTGGAGGAACGAAATAATGTCGCCGTAGTAGAGCGGGTTGCCCTGGTCGTCGAACAGAAGCGAATCGCCCAGCGCGCGCGACACACAGTCCTCGTGCCATGCCAGACCCGCCGCGCAGTCCGTCGCAGCGTTGGCCGCGCTCCAGGGCTTCAGCGTGCCGTCCGTAGCGACCTTCGCCACCTTCGAACGCTTGTAGAAGTCGAAACCGAGGTATTTGCCGATCACACCGCGGGCGGGGTCTGCGCATACCAGGAAGCCGTTGCGCTCGGCGTCCGTCAGGGAGTTCAGCAACTGGTTGTACATCCGTGCGTCGAGCAGGATGCAGCGGCCCTCCTCCGGGATGTCCTGCTCGTCGAAAAGCGTCTGGAGCTCCTCGACGGTCTGCTTGGTCATCCGTTTGCGGTTGCCCGTGGCCTCTTTGATGTGTGCGGCGACGGCCTCGCCGAGCGTCTCCACGACCTTCACCCCTTCGGGAATCCAGTTGTAGATGATCGACTCGTAGATGTCCTGCGCGAGTTTGCGGCGCGACTGGCGTGTGACGCTTTCGCGCTTGTTGTAGGACAGCTCCACCTGCTCGGCATGGGGGATGCGCACCGGGTCCACGGTGAACTCGTCCATCTGATAGATCAGATCGACGTCCTTGCGTTCGGTCACGTTGGCGGGGAAAACCGTTCGGTTTTTCTCCACGTTCGGAGCCGCCCCGGCGTTCGGAACGTGCACCGTCTTTTCGTTCACGAACTCGCTGTGATCGACCGAGCGGGCCGCGAACGTGTTGTTGGCGAACAGTCCTTCGATGATGGACTTCACCCAGATTTCAACTTGTAATGCCATTCTGTTTTGATTTGTTGATGATGCGTTTTCGGCTATCCCCGGCAGATGTGCAGCGAGGCGGCCATCTCCTTGTACTTCTTCTCGTAGAGGTCGGGGTGGTTGGCTTTGAGCTCGGCGAGCAGTCCGGCACGGTCCAGCTCGTCCCACGACTTCGCGGCATACTTGCCCGCGTCGCCGCCCTGCGTCCCTGCCAGGCTGGAGAGCTTCGTGCGTTCCGGTACGCTGCCGAAGATCTTGCGGGCGTTCTCCGGGTTGGCCTTGAAGGTCTCGACGGCGGCATCCCTGGCATCGGCCGAAATCTTGCCCGCCTTGACGAGCGCGTCGGCGAAACTTACCGCCTCGGCGGCCACGGCGTCCTCCTTCTCCTTCCTGAGCCGGGCGATTTCCGCTTCGGCCGTCTCCTTCGCGGCCTTGAGGTTGGCGATCTCCTCGTCTTTGGCCGCGACGGCCGCGACGATCGCTGCGCTGACGGCAGCTTCGTCCATCTGGCCGCTTTTGCTGCCGAGGGCAACGATAGCCTCGGCCGACAAATTGATTTTTTCCATTTGTTCTTGATTGTTGGTTTGGTATTCTGCATCGACCGCAGCGACAAGCTGCATGGGGTCTAAATTCATGAACTCGTTACGGGCCGAGGAGGTGATCTCGTCGCACAGCCCCGCATCGAGCGCCTCCGCTGCCGAGAACCACGTCTCCTCGCGCATCAGCTTCGCCATTGTCGCCTCGTTCTTGCCCCGGCGGACGAGGACCTGCCGCAGCATGTCGGTAAGCCGCGCCAGTGCCTTCTTCTGCTTGGGGCTCGTCGCCTTTCCGCTCTCCCCCGTGAAATAGGGGTCGTGGATCATCATTTTAGCGAAGTCCATCATGCACACGCGGTCCGCAGCCACGGCGACAACGGCGGCCATCGACGCCGCGATGCCGTCGATATGTACGCAGACGGGGGTGTTCATGGAGAGGATGGCCGAAACGATGCTCATGCCCTGGAAGACGTTGCCGCCCGGAGAGTTCATCCGGATATGAATCATATCGAAGTCGCCCCGGTCGAGCGACGCGAGCTCCTGGGCGAAATAGTCGCCGTCCACCCGCGGGCCGATTGCGCCATAAAGCCGCATTACGGCTTCCCGCGGTGTTTCGTTTACGGAATCTATGTACGTTTTTTCCATCGTCGTCAAAAAGCAGCGGCTTAGCCAAGGTAGCAATCACCGCTGCGCGATCTTATCGCTCAGAGCCGACCGTTGCTACTCGGCCCCGGCTCTGTCTGTCCGTCCATAATAAGACTTTGTAGCGGAAGGGGGATTCGAACCCCCGACCTTCAGATAATGAGTCTGACGAGCTGGCCTCTGCTCCATTCCGCGATTCATGGTGCAAATATCGCCCGGGTAAACTCGCGTAACAAATAGAGTGTAAATAATTTACACTCTATTTTTATTCGGCGGGCGAATGCCCCAATTTTGCACCGTACAAACCGCCCGGAAGGGCTGAATAGAATCGCTGTGAATGGCTAAAACGACCAAAAAGCCGAGGACGAAGCGAGAGCTCGACGTTCTCCGGGATTATGCGTGCCGTCTGTTTCTGAGCGGCGAAACGCAGCGGGTAATCGCCGCGAAAACCGGACTGACGGAGGCCACCGTCAGCAGGTGGGCCAGGGAGGAGAACTGGGACGCCCGGCGCCGGGAGCAGAACTCCTCGTCGGCCGCTCTGGTCAATTCACTGATGTTGGCAGCGAAGAAGATTTCCGAGCTGATCATCACCAAGCTGAACAAGGGCGAAACGGACGACATCGACGGCATTACCAAACTGTCGGACAACATCGCCAAGGTCATGGCCTCGGCAAAGCGCATCGCAAAGGGCATCACCAAGGACGAGATCATCGACGTAATCATCGATTTGGAGCAATGGATGATGCAGCGGGCCGAGACCGACGAGGAGCTGACGCCCGAACTGCTCACGACCATAAACAGCCTGCACAAGAAGTATATCGAATACATTTCCGCACAGGAGGCGTAACGAATGGCATCCGTCAGCAGAAAATACAAGGAGGCGCAGGAACGCTGGATTCAGCATTGCCACGACATCGAACGATCAACGGCCAAGATTCCGAAGGGAACGGAGCAGGAGCGAAAGGACCGCATCGCCCGTGCGCGAAAGGATTACAGGTATTTTGTCCGCACCTATTTTCCCCACCTTGCGACGACCGAGTGCGCGGACTTCCAGGTCGATGCCGCGATTTACATGCGGGACCATGAAAACGCCCGCGGCCTGTTCGAGTGGGCGCGCGGGCACGCCAAGTCCACGCATATTTCGCTCTTGCAGCCGCTCTGGCTGAAGATCCAGCCCAACGCGCAACCGTTGATCATGATTCTGGTGTCGAAAAGCCAGGAAGCCGCCCGGCGCCTGCTGGGCGACTTGCAGGCGGAGCTGGAGTCCAACGACCTCTATAACGCAGATTTCGGCAATCAACGGGGAGCGGGAATATGGACGAACGGCGAGTTCACGACGGCCACAGGCGATCTGTTCATCGCGCTGGGACGCGGACAGTCGCCGCGAGGCATCAAGAAGCGCGGGCTGCGGCCCAATTATATCGCGGTGGATGACATCGACGACGACGAGCTGGTGCGCAATCCCCGGCGCGTGGGCGAAGCGGTGGACTGGCTGATGACGGCCCTGCTCGGAACGATGGCGATGGGTCGCGGACGCCTGGCCGTCGTAGGCAACCGGATCGGCCGCACGTCGGTCATCGGCACCCTGGCGGATAATCCGCATTTCCACCATACCGTCGTCAATGCGCTCGACAGAAAGGGCCTTCCGTCCTGGCCGCAGAACTACACGCTGCGGGAGATCGCCGAAATGCGCGGCATCATGGGCGAGCGGCGTTTCCAGCGCGAATACATGAACAACCCCGTCAATGCGGGAACCGTTTTCGAGGAGAAGCACATCCGCTTCGGAAAGATGCTGCGCATGCGGGAATACCGCGCAATCGTCTGCTACACCGACCCTTCGTTCAAGGCGTCGGCGACGGCCGACTTCAAGGCGACGATGCTCGTCGGCATCACGCCCCAGGGCAAATACCACGTGCTGAAAGCCTATGCCGACCAGACGAAGGTCTCGACGATGGTCGAATGGCACTACGACGCCCACGATTACGTCGGGGACAACCCGGTGCGGTACGAAATGGAGGCGGGATTCATGCAGGACCTGCTCCTCGACGAGTTCCGCAAGTACGGCGAGAAGGTCGGCTACCAGATACCCATCGTCGGAGACACGCGCAAGAAGCCGGACAAATTCGCACGCATCGAAGCCTTGCAGCCCCTGTTCGAGCGCGGGGACATCATCTTCAACGAGCTGGAGCGAGATTCGCAGGGAATGCGGGTCCTCGTCGAGCAGCTCCTCTGCTTCGAGAAAGGCAGCAAAATTCACGACGACGCCCCGGATGCGTTGGAGGGGGCGATATGGAAACTGAGCAACTCCGTGCGTAAGACCAACAACCGCTATGCGGTGGGCCATCGGGCCAGCCGTAGGTGGTAAAATCAATAGGACAATGTATCTGACACCGGAAGAACTGAAAAGCCACATGTACGCCCATATCGTCGAGGAGATCACCGAGGGCGACGAGCAGATCGTGCTGCAAGCCATCGAAAAAAATCAAGATGACGCTCCAGACGCCCTGGAAGGGGCAATATGGATATTGAGCCACGCGGCTCGTCAAACCAACAACCGCTATGCGGTGGGCCATCGGGCCAGCCGCAGGTGGTAAAATCAATAGGACAATGTATCTGACACCGGAAGAATTGAAAAGCCACATGTATGCCCATATCGTCGAGGAGATCACCGAGGGCGACGAGCAGATCGTACTGCAAGCCATCGAAGCCGCCGTCGAGGAGGTGCGCTCCTATCTGCGGCCGCGTTACGACACGGACCGGATTTTCGCGGCGGAGGGTTCCGAGCGCAATGCGCTCGTTCTGGAAAACACCAAGATCGTCACCGTGTGGAACCTTATCAAACTGTCGAACGTCGAAACCATATATGAGATATGGAAGGAGCGCTATGACCGTGTCATCAAATACCTGGAGGGCGTGGCCGCGGGGACGCGCACCCCGAGTCTGCCGTTGCTGACCGACGAGAAAGGCGAAGTCCGGATCAAGATGCGCTGCGGCTCCAACCCTAAATTCAGACACTCGTTCTAATGAAAAAGATCGGATATAAAACAAAGGCGGCAGCCGCTGCGGAGGCAGCCGCCAAGATGGAAAGAAAGCCCGCTCGCCGGAACGATGCGCGGATCATTCGCCGCGTCATCAGGCGGCAGGAATCCGTGACCCGCAAGGACATCGCCGACTGGAAGCGTGCCCGCCTGCAGGCGACGAGTACCTATGAACCGAAGCAGGTGTTGCTGCAACGGCTTTTCTCGGAGGTGATCGACGATGCGCTGATGACCTCGCAGGTGTCGGTTCTCCGCATCGGCAAAAGCCAGGGCGCGGAGTTCGAACTGAAGATGAACGGCCGCAAGGACGAGGCCGAGACGCAGAAGTTCAAGGATTCGGGCCTGTACGAGGACCTCGTCGAACTGATCGTCGAAGCGCAGTTTTTCAACCACTCGCTCATCGAGTTCGACTATGATCCGGCCGGAACGGTCGTGGCCGACCTCGTGCCGCGTGAGAACGTGTCGCCCGAAGTCGGGAAATTCTACCCCGACGCCGAAGGTTCGGAGACGGTGGATTATCGACTTCTGCCGGAGTTCGGCCGCTGGCTCGTCGAGATCTACCCGCGCAAATGCGACCTCGGGCTGCTCAACAAGGCCGTGCCGTATGTGTTGATCAAGAAGTTCGCCCTCTCTTGCTGGAGTGAGCTGTGCGAGATATTCGGCATACCTCCGCGCGTCATGAAGACGAACACCACTGACGACGAAATGCTGGAGCGGGCCGAAACGATGATGCGCGAGATCGGATCGGCGGCCTATTTCATCATCGACACGACGGAGGATTTCGAGTTCGCACAAGGTGTAGCCACGAACGGCGATGTCTATAAAAATCTCATTTCGACCTGCGACCAGCAGCTCTCGCTGCTTAACTTGGCGGCCGTGCTCGGTCAGGACACCGAGAACGGCAACCGTTCGAAGGAGGAGAGTAGCACCAAGCTCATGGAGGCCGTAGTGAAGGCCGACAAACGGCTGATCGAGTCCTCCTTCAACCGGAAGATTCTCCCGGCATTGGCCGCCATCGGCTTCCTCAAACCGGGCCTGCGGCTGGAGATCACCAAGGAGGTGGACCTGGAGAAACTCTGGAAGATGACTTACGAGGCGTCCCAGAATTACGACGTCGATCCGGAGTGGATTCGGGACACGTTCGGAATCGCCGTGATCGGCAAGAAGCAGCAGGGGCTCCTTCCGCCCGGCGGCGACGGGGAGCGGCAGGATGGGGAAGGTACGGAAGACGGTGCGGACGGACACGCTTTTTTCGCGGAGGCCCCGCAGGACGGGGCATCCGATGGAGAATCCCTCACGCCGCGGGACGAGGCGCTCGTCGGGCGCGTGGCGGCCGGGAAGTCTGACTACTGGGACGCCGAACTGTTCGAATACATCGCCTCCGACCTTTTGAAGGCCGTTCGAACCGTATTCGCACACACCTCGGGAACGGTCGAGGCGGCCGTCGAATACGACGTGCCGGACGACGTATATACGGCGGCCCTCGAACAAAACCTGTTCCACTTCTCCGCGGCCAAGACGCTCGCCGAGGTGCAGGAGCTGAACCAGGCGTTCCGTGAAAGCAAGAGCTATAACGAGTTCAAAGCCCGGGCCGCGGAGATCACGCGCACGTTCAACGACCGATGGCAGCGCACGGAGTACCGCACGGCCGTGCAGGTCGCCGAGGCGGCGAGCAACTACCGACAGCTCCGGCGGCGGGCCGATATTTTTCCCTATTGGGTCTATCGTACCGCAGGCGACGGACAGGTGCGACCGTCCCATGCCGCGCTGGACGGACTGACGCTCCCGGCGTCCGATCCGGCATGGCGGAAGATCTTTCCGCCGAACGACTGGAACTGCCGCTGCCGGGTGGAGGCGATCATGGCCGACGAGTTCGAAGGGGATTTCGGCGAGGAGCAGAAGAAGATGCAGGCGTTTCTAACAAGCCCCGAATGGAAGCGGACGACGGCTCAGGGCTGGGGCGTGAACCGGGCCGAGACGGCTGAGATCTTCACGGCGAATCAAATGTACATCCGCAAATTCCCCGACCGGGCGGCCTCGCTTCTCGGCAAACTCCATTGCCAGCATTACGGGCTGCCGTCGTTCGGGAAGCGGCTGGCGGCCGCAACACGGGAGTTCGTCCCGTTCACGGGCGATCCTGCGGGATGGTTCGCCCAAAACGGCCGTTTTACGGACTTCTCCGGCAAAACGATAGAACTCCCCGAGCGAACGTTCGCAACGCATACGTCGGGCAAATACACCGCGGCGCGCGTGCCTTTGCTCGACGTGATCGCCGAGGTCCTGCGGCAGCCCGACGAGGTATGGCTGAACAATTACGACGGTAAGGTGTTCGACTGTCTGAACTACATCCGCTTTTATCGCGACAAGGCGATCAACGTCGTGTGCCGGATCGAGAACGGAAAGACGCTCGCCGTCCGGACGTGGTTCGAAATAGCCATCCGCCCGACGACCAGAAGCGGTGGGAAGATGGCACCGGAGAAAGATCCCCGGCTCAAGTATCGGCGCGGGCTGCTGGTAAAAAAGTAAGGGGAGCCTTTTAACGCTCCCCTGTGCTTCGCAGCCCGGTTCCTGGTAGTCGCCCGTGCTGTTTCAACGGGTTGAGGTCCCGGTGCTACCGATCCGCTTCGGATTGACACGCCCCGCCGCCGTATTGTGCCCGGACTCGCCCGGCCCCCGTCATCCGCGAGGGTTGGCCGGGATGATTCATCCCCGGCGCTGCGCGCTTCGATGCAAATATAGTGAATTTTGAACAAACCGCAATGATACCGAAACAAATACTCGACAAGACGCGGATCGACATGCAGGACGTCGCCGACATCGCAGCCATGACCGGAGTGTCTTATTTCAAAGGGGCTTTCCGGAAGAAGGGATTCGACGGCACGCCCTGGCCGCTGGCGAAGAAGGACAAGGCAGGAACGCGGCGGCGCGGGTCGCTCATGATCGATTCCGCCGCCCTGATGAACAGCGTCCGCATCGCCCGCGCGACCCCGCAGGAGGTCGTATGGACGGCGGGCAACGCAAAAGTGCCCTATGCGGAGGTACACAATACGGGCGGACGGGCCGGGCGCGGCCGGGGTTTTCAAATGCCCAGGCGTCAGTACATGGGCGACGCCGAGGAGCTGCGGCAGAAGATCATCGCACGTCTCAAGGCATACATGCAGAGCCGGATCAAATGAAGAAGGGGGCCTCGCGGCTCCCTTCTTTCGTCGGATCATTTCATCTCCAGACGGATGGACGATGGCGGCAGTTTGGCGCTTTGCCCCTCCTGCACGCCGGGCAGGGTGTAGGCGGTCTGGTAGAGGACCTTGTAACATTCGCCCGCACGGACCGCGGCGATCTTCTTGATCTGCGTGCGGAACATCGGGCCGAACGTTCCGTCGGTGAAGCGCTGGAGGGCCGAGTGAATCTTGTCGAGCAGCTCGATAAGCAGATAGGCATCGGCCTTGCGGGGTGCGGCGGCCGACGAACTGACCAGCCGCAGGTTCGCCGCCAGAATCTCCACGGTCACCCCGTCGGCAATCTGTCCGCCTCCGCCGATCTGCGAGAACGGAACCTCGTCGATATCGAGCAGCGCACAGGGCCATTTGACCGGAGGCGCCTCGTAGTCGAGCTGTCCCCAGTTCTTGTCGATATAGGCCAGCTCGGGGACCCGCTCGGCCAGCCGTTGCTGGACGGCCAGCAGAATCGTTTTGATGTTCGCTTCCATTTTGTCACTTAAAAGAGTTTCAGTTGCCGTTTGTCATCGGTTGGCTCCAGTCCTTTCAATTCGTTCGCGGGAGTCTTCAGATAGCTGAGCATCGTCCGGTAACAGCACGGGTAAACGGGATTCACGTACCGCTCCCAGACTTTGTAGTAGTTCTTCGCATTGTTCCCCGGCTCGTAGTGCTTTTCCACGATGTCGAGGACCAAACGGATGCGCCGGAGTGTATTTATGTGGTGCTTACCCATTGCTTTGGCAGGTTTTGTGATTATTTTTGTAGTGGCTTTCTTTAATCACTCGACCCGCTTTGTCGCACTCCGGCAGGCGGGTTGTTTACATTACCCCCCCCCGCGCGACCGGGGCTGTTATGCCTCGGTCATGCCCAGCGGGACGTACCGCCAGACGCCGTTGTCGTCTTTCCATTCCGCGCGGATATAGGTTTTCGACAGGTTCGGAATATAGGATTCCTTGATGATGGCGATACCCTCGTTGAGCCGTTCGTTGTGCAGCTCCTCGGCCAGCGTGTCGAGCTGAAGCACCTTGCTCGCCTTGAGGTTCCCGTTCTGATCGCGGGCAATAAGCCGCATGATCTGGTTGATCATCGCCTTCGTCTCGTCGTCCTTGATAAGACCCATGACGGCCTCCTTCACGATGGCGATGCCGTCCTCGACTGTATCGCGCCAGCCGTCCACGACGCACCGTCCGATGGTGATGCGCTTGTCGCCCGTCGAATTGGTGAACGTGTGGCTTTTCTGCCCGTCCTTCGTCCGTTTCAGCACGTCGGCCTTCATGTCGAGGATCTGCCGGAAATTGTCAAGCACCTGCTCCTTGACCGTGCGGATGTCGCCGCTCAGCTCCCGGAGCATCGGGAGGGCCTGTTCGATCTCCTCGTCCACCATCTGACCGTAAACCTTGCGGTCCTTCCGGGCCTTGTCGGCTGCCGCCTTCCGTTCCTGCTCGGCTTTGAATGCCGCGTACTGCGCCGCTTCCTCGGCGGTCATCTGTACTGTTTTCACTTCGTTGTCGTTCATTGCTGTAATGTTTAAGAATTGATTTGGTTTCGGAAATTTCGGGCAAGTTCATCGCCCAGGTAGTTGAAAATAGCTCGTAATATCATCGGAATGATTATATCCGCTTTCGGCGGATAACGCATCAAATGCCGATAAGGAAAGCCTTTCATAAAAGAGAGCGAATGAAGAGTGACGGTAAATCGAATGCCGTCCAAACATAGTTCGAACCCTATTTGAACAGAGAATGCGGAGTGAAGCGTGGCGAAATACGCAATGCCCCGCGCCATTTTTAGTTGTCGGTCTATGGTGAACCCGAATCGTTCCAGCGAGGCCAACAGACACTGCTCGAAATATAATTGATCGTCCATCGTTAAAACAGTTTGTATTGTCTGATCTCGAAAATGCGTGCTTTTACGGTCTTGATCGCGGCCGGAGGCAGCACGCCCTCTTCGGCCAGCAATTCGCCGAACGCCCACAGCAGAGCGTTCTGTTCCGAGGCGAACTCGCCCCATTTCCGGCCGGGATGGCATCCGCGGCTCGATCCGCCGATCATCCAGGTCGTAGCGGCCACCCAGACGCCGTCCTGTTGCCCGATATGGACTTTTACATAATCGCGGCCGTTGGTGTAGAGAATTTCGGTTCTGTATTCGCCCGACTGTAATACGGGGTAATCGTACCACGGGGCCGGGAGGTCGGCCCGATTGTCGATTCGCAGGTCTGCGTAAGGATTCGATTTCATAATGCGTTGTCAATTAGGAAGTCCGCCGAGCGGCATGTAGATTATCTGCGGCCGGGGCTGCTCGGCCTGTCCGGTCGGCCGTTCCGGCCGGGGATTCAGCCCGCCGCTGCGTTGGATCGCGCGGAGTTTCAAGGCCAGCACGTCCAGCTCCGGCAGGGTCAGCGCACCGAACTCCTTTCCGGCGATCCGGCGGTCCCGGCAAAAGGCATTGATCCGCGGCCAGTCCGTCGTGTCGATGCCGAGCTGCTGCATCAAGCGGAGCGCCGCCGACCGTTTCTTTTTCCGGAGTTCGTGCTGCGGGTCGGCCGTCGAACGTTCCAGCGCGTCGCACAGGGCGTCGTACTCGGCGGTGGACATGGCCCGCAGACTCGACGTCCGGCCGTTGGTGTACTGCTGCACCAGGCGCTCCTTCATTTCGTCGTCGTGGAGCGGCAGACGGTTGAATAGCTTGTAGAATCGTTTGTAGGTCATGGCGGATATGGTTGTTTATTCGGTCAGATAATATTTCGCGGCGCCCTCCTCCCAAATGGTGAAGTACGCCTCCGCGTCGTCGGTATAGCGCCCCTGACAATATGCCCGGTAGCCTTTGGTGTGGATTTTCACGCCGCAGTCGAAGCGGATGTCGTCGGCCATCTTGCCCTTCGGCCGCCCCTTGTAAACCTGCGACACGAGGATGAACGACTTGCGCGGAAAACGGTCGAACAGCTCCTTTTTCAATCGGTCGAAACTCCGCACGTCGAGGTACTGCACCGAGTCGATGATAACGAAATTCGCACTCTTGGGCCGCTCCAACCGTGCGACGAGATCGGCCACCGTCAGCCCCGTCACGACCTTGAATTTCCCTGCGACATCCTTCATCCCGAGCCGCTTGATCCGTTTCTTGAACGAGAGGTTTGCACCCTCCTCCAGACTCACGTAATCGACACGCCCATAGTCACAGAGTTTCTTGCCTAACAACATGACGAACGTACTCTTACCGCTGGCCGACTCTCCGTCGATGAACCAGCGCTCGAAGCGGGAGGGGCGGCCGAAGGCGGCCTCCCACTCCCCGTCCAGCGGAAGTTCCGGGATATTCAGATTCTCGATCTCCGAGGGTGAATAGGCCCGCATGACTATACCTCCTCTCCTTTGGTGATCAGCGAATGGACCCGACGCAGGCTGCCGTTGCTCCGACGGGCGATCTGCCGGAAATCCGTGCCCTCCGGAGTGTTCGCCTGGGCGATCATCATGGCCTGGCCGAGCAGGAACTTCCGGCGCTCGTCGCCCTCGGGCGGCGTGATGCTGTTGTACTTGTCGCCGCAGCGGCTCCGGATCTCGGCAAACCCTACCGTCTTGAACTCGATGCCGCGCTCCAGCTTGGCCTTGAAGCCGTCGGCCCCCATCAGATACCACGAGCAGCAACCCTCCGTGCCGTTCCATGCGGCCTTGATCTCCAGGAACGCTTCATACACCAGGTCGCCCGCCTCGTCGAGGATGATCTGCGGATGGTCAAGCGTCCGCAGGTAAAACACAAGGTCGTCGTAGACGTCCGCATAACGGCTGACGGAGTTCAGACCGAACTCGCGGGCGATGAAGCGCACCAGCCGCTGCTTGGTCTTCACCTGCGAGCAGTCCACGTAGACGACGTTCTTGTGCGTTTTGGCGTGGTATTGTGCGGCGACCGTCTTGCCGATGTTCGGAATATCGCAGAACATGCCCGAAAGGCTCTTTGCGCGGCACAGTTCCAGTTGCGAAGTGAGGTATTCGAAAGTCGGCGTCTTGACGATCTTCCACTCCGCGCCGTCGTCGAGGCTCACGCCCAGCCGCCGGGCGATGGACATCCATTTCGCGTCGCTCAGCTTCTGTTCGGTGTTGCCTTTCTTGATCTCGCTGTAAACTGAGGTCGAAATGCCCAGGGCGACGGCGTGTTTGGCGTCCGTGGCGTAATTCTGCCTGTTGCCGGATATGGCCAGCACGATGCGGGTTTTAATGTCGTTCGAAATCATATCTCAACGTGTTTTATTATCGTTCTAAAGCTCATGTTTTGCCAGCGCCGCGTAGTCGATGCCGAAATCGAATCCCTCCGCCTCCTCCGGCGGTGCGGCAGGGGCCGCTTCGACGATCTCCGGCTCCTCATGGGTCGGAACATCACCGGGCAGGAGCCGCACCTTGCAGATCTTCTCCCGAGCCATCATGGCGTCGAACTGCGCGTTGTATTTCGCCTGCTCGGCGTAGGCTTCACGGTCCCGCTCCGTCTGCTCGGCCGTGGCCTCGTTATAGGCTTCGATACGGCGGCAGGTGGCGATATAGGCCCCGTGCTGGTAAATATACACCTCCGGGACATTGCCCTGCTCGTCGGGCAGATAATAGGCCTCGACGGTGTAGTCGTTCGGCGCGAGCCGTCCGATCAACTCCGGCGAGGGCAGCGCATAATCTTCGTAATGGACCCGGCAGTACTTGCTGCGCCGGATCGACGTGCGCACCTCCTCGCCGATGAAGCGGTAGAGCAGCGCCTTGTCCACGGGCGCGAGATCCGGATTCTGGTAGCGGCAGAGCACCTCCCAGCGCGTCAGCCCCGGGTAGAGCTTCTGGTTCGGATGCAATGCGTTATTGTATTCGTGGATGGCCCGGATGTCGTCGGCCACGAGCTGCTCGTAGGTATAGGTCGCCTCCTTGTAGGTGTTGTTGAACTCGTCATAGACCTTTTCCTCTTTCGGGCGGTTGGCTTCCAGGCGGGCGTACCAGCGGCCGATGCCGACCTGCGAGCGCTTCTCCACGCCGTACTTCTTCACCCGGTTGAAGTGCTCGGCCCGTTTCTCCTGCGAGTTACCGGGGTTGCACCACCGCACGAAGGGGAACACCACGCCCGCGCGGATCAGCCCGTCGGCGAAGTTGTTCACGAGGTGGTGTTCGACCTCCACCTCGGCCGGGCAGTTCCAGCCCTGGTGGTCGATCAGCCGGAACATGTTCCGCACGCAGTCGATGAACAGGTCGGCCGTTTTGAGGCGGTTGTAGGCGTAACCAACGACGCAGCCGCTCGCCACGTCGTAGGCATAATAGGCTTTGACACGGTTTCCGTCGGCCATCTTGCGCGGCAGGTCGCGGTCGTCGAGCGAAATCTTCGAGAACGCCCAGACCGGGGCCTTGCGCTTGTGGTGTGGACGGTAGCGGTTGTTGAAGTCCCACGCACTGTCGTGCAGTTTCGACCGTAGGGCGCGGTTCTTCGGGTTGTTCAGGTAATTGGCGACGGTCGTTTCGCTCAAAGCGATCGGCTCGCCCTCTTTGTCCGTGAACTCTTCCGGGTCGAATAGTTCCCCGGTTTCCGGGTCGTACACGTTCAGCTCGCCGCAGACGAACTGATTGTACATCTCGGCCACCGTCGTATTGAAGGGACGCTCCGGCAGGCTGTCCAGCGAAAGGATCAGCCGCTCGATCTTGTAGTTCACCTTACGGGAGTTCTGATTTTGGAACCGACCGGAAATAAGGCAGGCATATCCTTCCCGTTTGAACTGGGCGACCTTCTTGCGAAAACGGAGCATGCTTTCGGGCAGCGTGTGGCCGAACTCCCGTTTGAAATAGGTAATGGTTTCGGCCATTGAGTCCCATCCGATACGGCCGACACGTCGCAGGGCATTGGCCGACGCCATCAGCCGCAGCACCGCCTTGATTACGGAAGCGTTTACCGTGTATTCGTTGATCTTCTCCGCCGGAAGGGCCGAACCGTTATCGAATCGGAAGGCCGAGAAGTAACTCCGCGCCTCGGCATCGGGCGTGTAGTTCGCCCGAAGCCACTCCTGCAACGGCATCGTCGAAATGTCCGGTTTGCGTTCCCGAACGGCCGAACGGTATTTTCCCGGCAGGCTGTCGAAGACGATCAAAGCCTGTCGTCCGTTACCTCCTCTGCGAGCCCGGCTGATTTTGCCCCGCCGAACCATCTGTTTGTAGTTCGACTCCGACATGACCTCCAGAAGCTCCGGCTGCGTAATACAAAGTATGTTGTTGAAATACTCCATTTGTCGTTTTCTGTGCTCCCGTGGCCGGATTCGAACCGACAACCTTCGATACTTGACCGGGTCCGGCCATTTCTCGATGCTCTGTCCATTGAGCTACACGGGAGATTATTCCATGTTATTTTCTTGTCTTAAAAACCGCCATGACCGCAAAGGTGCTGCCTGCGAAGTTCGCCGTGATAACCAGTAGCGGCCATTGCTGTTGTTGTTCCACGTAACCGCAGATAACCATCAGCGAGAAACTCCACCACAGCCCGGCCAGCTTGCACCTCAGGGGCAGGATGATGAATCCACGGCCCAGCAATCGGATCATCCAATATTTCAAGAAACGTCGCATGACTGTCCGATTTATTGGATTGCCGCCCGCACTTTTGCCTCGGCATGTTTGGCCTTCGGCGTATAGGCTGGATGCGGATCGGCGAGTCTGTTGTAAATCAGTTGTAGGGAGTAGAGCATGTTGCCCCAAGTCGAAACGGTGAGATCGTCGAAGCTGGCGACCCTCTGCCCGTCGATGTGGATTGTCGTCCGGTTGCTTCCCAAATGGACGACGACCTCGATCCGGCGGCCGAACCGCTGGCGCATGCAGCCGTTTTCGAAAGTGGTATCCACGTCCGGCAGGTAACCTTTGGGAGCGGTTATTCCCAGATAAATCACGCCGCCACGCTGGAAGGCCGCTTTCCGCAGCATATTGTCGCGCGCGCTGTTTCCTTTGTACTTCAAAGCCCGGTCGAGGGTCGAGCGCGTGATTTTGAAGGTCTTGACCATCTCCATCCGGACTGATGTTGGTAATAAGATTTGTCGTGTCATGATTTATAATTCTATTTGTATCATATCGAGAATATTGCTGGTTACCATGCTATTAACAGCCAAAATTGCACTATTAATGTTGTTTTGTTTCATCCAGCGTTTTGCCAGGTTCGTGGCTGAAATTTTGCTTGATCCGTCAGGGATACAAACATTCAATTCATCATAATTGCTTGTTAGTAGCTGGAACCAATACCGTTTCATATCAATTTTTTTTTCGTAATTTTACCCCCGTGATACATTGTATCAACGCCGCAAATATATACATATTGCGAATATAAACCAAACAAAATGCGAAGTATTTTTAATCAATTCGCATAATATTTTTTGTCTATGGATAGAAAAAGAATGGTGTCATCTCTTGTTGAGTATTACACAAATGGCAATAAATCACAATTTGCCAAAATGTTAGGCATAACTCCGCAGACAATAAATACGTGGATTTCTCGCAATACTTTTAATGCCGAATTGATATATGCAAAATGCGAAGGCGTGTCAGCCAATTGGTTGCTGACAGGTTGCGGTAGTATGATAAATGAACAGGAAAGGGAGGTGAATGCAAGTTTGCAAGTGCAGGAAAAGTTCCCTCTCAAAACCGACAATCTGGTCGATCTCCAGCGCATTCCCCTTTACAATCTGGAGGCGACGGCCGGATTGGTTTCCTTGTTCAACGATGTCGATGCGATTCCGATCAGCTATATATCGTTGCCGGATCTGCCTGCATGCGATGGGGCTGTTTATGTGCGCGGGGATTCGATGTACCCATTACTCAAAAGCGGCGATATTGTCCTTTACAAGCAGGTACACGACATGCAGTACGGGATTTTCTGGGGTGAAATGTACCTTATATCGGCCAATGTCGATGGGGACGAGTTCGTGACGATAAAATACATCCATAAATCCGAACGGGAAAACTGTGTGAAGCTCGTCAGCCATAACCAACACCACGAGCCTAAAGATATTCCAATCTCGATGATCCGTGCCCTCGCATTGGTGAAAGCAAGCGTGCGTTATAATACGATTCGATAGGCCCTCGTGCAGCCCTATTGCACCCCGCAAAGAGGGTGCGCACACGCTCAAAGTAGGATAAAATAGACTAACTGAATAAATATCAATCGATTAAATAAAAATCAATCCCCAAATTATAGGGCAGTTTCCTGCCTTCTATTCGCCGATTTTCGGGGTTTAGCGCCGATTTTCGGGCGGTTTCCTATGTTTTGGAGGGGGTCAAAAACCGGGTTTTGTAACCCCAACTTTCCCAAAATGTAACCCCAACTTGTAACCCCTGATGTAACCCCAACTGAAAAATTGCCGATTTCCCGCATTGCAGGTATTACACAAGGAAAGGAGGGACGACGCCCCGTTTTAACGTCGTTCAACCGCTATTGAAATAGCCTTTGTAGAGCCAGAAAATGCCGTCAGACATACACGAGGCCGCGAATACAACGAAAGAGGGCGGAATCGCCTGATTCTGCCCTCTGAAATTATACCGACATTATAGCGGTTGCCGGATTTGGTCCGGTTTATTATACCGAAATTATATCAAATTATACGTTTCGTTTTGTGTGGCGCGTCCGGGGTTTGTCGCGTATCTCTTTGTCGTACAATGTACTACCGCTGTTCTCTGCCGATGCTTCTATATACGTTTCGTTCTCCCCCTCATAGTTTTTGCCACTTGGACGATCCAGCGGTCTTTTTTTACTGCTGGCGATATGATCGCAATACCGCCGTTTTTTAGAGAACAATAAACTATTATGCCCTGGATTTGACCGTTCGGTCTTTGCCAACGGTTTGACGAGTCGGTTTTTGCCATTCGGACGATCCAGCGGTCTTATCGGAATAAAATATAACGACAAATATGGATTGGACGACAATCATCAGTGCGGCGATCGCCGCAATCAGCGCGGGCGGTGGCATAGGTATTTTTTTCGACCGCAAGCACAAGAAACGGGCGGCCGAGTTAGCCAATGAGTCCACCGTATCGTCGCAGTGGAAAGAACTGTTCGAGCGATCGGAAAAGAAAGTGGATGCCCAAAGTGACAAAATCGAGGGGCTTTATAAAACGATCGGCAACATGCGCTCTCAACTCGACGGGCTGGCATCGCAAAAGGCCGTGCTTACTCTGTACAAGTGCTGTAAAGTAAATTGTCCCGATCGGGAGCCGCCTTTCGGATCACAAGAGAAAACACATAATAAAAACCACGAACAACAATGAACAACAAACAAATCGAATTTGTCAAAAAAGTGTACCCGGCAGCGGAACGACTGGCCAAGGCCGGCGGCGTCAGCCCCCTATTCGTAACCGCGCAGGCGGCGCTGGAAACGGGCTGGGAAATCCGAGGGATCGGTAACAACATTTTTGGGATCACAAAAGGAAGCTGGACCGGCGACGTGTCGCTGGAGCTGACAACCGAGTATTTCAAGACCCCGACTGTGGCGTTCAAGGCTCCCGAGCGGGTTGTGTCGGTCGAGCAAGTTGCGCCCGATCGGTACAAATATCGCGTGTATCGCCTTTTCCGTGTATACCCGACCGTGGACGCGTGCCTCGACGATCACTTGGCGCTGCTGAAGAAACCGATGTACGCCGATGCGTGGCCCTACCGGGGTGATGCCAAGGAGTACGCCCGCCGCCTGGTGGACAACACGGGCGCAAAATACGCCACGGCGCCGAATTACGCCGCTATTATGGCCTCGGTGATCGACACCGTGGCAAACATCGTAAAATCACTTTAGCCATGAGAAAAATCTATTACAACAACCTGTTGGCCCGCCTGCTGTTATGGCGGAAAGATTACGAAACAGCTATGATTTTCGGTTTCATCTGCACGAAGCGCAAACAGGCGCAGCCGTTGAGTTCAAAAGCAGTGAACCACGAGGCCATCCACGTCGAGCAGTATATGGAGGTTACGGCCGTCGCACTGCTTGCCGCCTTGATGCTCTCTTTGGCGTTCGGGTGGGGCGGTTGGCCATTCGTCGTGGCGCTCCTGCTCTACTACATCATCTATTTTGTTGAGGCGGGGATTTCGTGGGTGTACAACACCGTGCGGCGGAAGCTCTCCGCGACCGCAGCGGCGGACACGGCCTATTACGCATCCATGTTCGAGATGGAGGCGCACGCCAACGAGGGAGATAACCAGTATATTCGCGGCCGCAAATCGTTCAACTGGATCCGTTATTTCGGGAAAGTATGAAAAAGTATCTGATCGTGGCGCTGGTAGCGCTGTCCGTGATTACGGCATTTGGCTTCCTGATCCATCAAAACAAAAAATTGCGGCGGGAGCGGGACGCATACCACAACAACACCGAGGTACTGCTGAGCGAGGTGGAACGTTATCAAACCAAAAGCGGCGAGCAGGCCGTTAGAGTCGGCGAATTGCAGCTGCGGGTGGCGGAGTTGGAGCGGTACCGCGCCGACGATGCCGCGTTAATCCGCGACATGGGCGTTAAGAAAAAGGAGTTGGAGCAACTGACCAAGATACAGCAGCAGACCATTTACAAGTTGCAGGGCAAGGCCCGCGATACCGTTTTTGTCGAGGTCACACCCGACAGGGCCGCCGAGGTTCCGGCAAGGTGCGCCGAGCATCACGACGAATGGCTCGATTTCTCGTGCTGCATTTTCCCCGATAATAGCTACAAGGCCGACGTCATAAGCCGCGACCGGATTACCTACGTGGAGCGCGTCAAATATGCGCGGTTCCTCGGATTCCTTTGGCGAACGAAGCGTGTCAAGTCGCGCGACCAATCCATCATAAACCACAATCCGCACGCTGAAATTATCGACGCAGAGTTTATAACTATCAGAAAATAGCGGCTTGCAATCGTTATAAATCGCTATTTTGTTTGTCCATTGTTTGTCCAAAAAGAATAATCCAACACGGGCTCTTTTACAAAAAACCGCCTCAAACATTAGTTTGAGGCGGTTTTTGTTTGGTGGAGAATACGAGGCTCGAACTCGTGACCTCTTGCATGCCATGCAAG